CCATACAGAGAAGGAATGCAGAGTAAAGGCATTTACGTTGGAGGTCCCCCACATAATTCGGCAGTGCTGCAGATCGATAATCGATCCAGGAGAGTTGTTCGCCTGACCCGGCGTGCTGCCGCCTCCATACAAGTTATAGCGGTGGCGCTGCGGAATGATCTCGATGTCATCGAAAAACATCGTTATGTAACCCTGCGTAGTCGAGGTTGCCGGCACCCAGAGCCCAGCGTACTTATGCGGCTGATTGATGTTGGTGCCGGGCGGCAGATTGCATGTGCCGCTCTCGCCGGCAGTCAGCGCGCTGTAGTCTTGACCCGCGCCATACCAATGGTGCCATCCTGAGTCGAACTCTGAGTTATCGCCGTCACGTTGAAACTCAAAAAAATCCCACTCTAGATTTTGGTTATTATTCAGCTGCCCTAACCCAAAATTGCCATTGCTTTCGGCGGCATTTGTCCAGTACGCCGGCCAGCCATTGGAATGCGCCACAGTACCGGCGATCGATATTACCGCCTCAAAATACCCGCCACCGCCAAACGCCACGCCGGTATTTCCGGCGCACGTGTTCAGCTCGTCGTTGAACGGACTGGTGCCGCCGGGAATCCGGATCGTGCCGTCGCCATTCTGCACGATGTTGCCGCCGGCACCTGGAGTTCGGAACACGTTGACTCCCAGCGTCACATTCGGTCCCGCCGTTCGCCTGGTAAAGCCAACCGCAGCCGCCACAGCCGGCACCCCCGGCGGTGGAGGCGGCGGCGGAGGCGCCGTCGCACTAACCGGCACGTTGATTACCGTACTATTCGGCCCCTGCCCCGTCGTGTTAGTGGCAAAGCCCTGCACATTGTACGTCCCGGTGCTCAGCCCAGAAATGACGATCCCAGGCGTCACCAAGGGCGAGGTCGTGCCAATGCTGGTCCAATTCAACGTTCCGGTAATCGTTCCTGTCAACGACCACACGTACCACGTGCCGCCAATATTCACGTGATACAGGTTGTTGCCGACCAGCAGCGCCTGCCCGAGATTCCAGGCCCCGGTCCAGACGCCGTTCGCCATCAGCGCATTGACCTGCCCGCCCGCGCTCGGCACCACCGTGTAAACGTTACCGAAGCTGTCGGTGAACGACGGCGCGTTCAGCGTGGTGTAGCGCGCCGTCGTCGCGTTCAAATACGTCCCTGACGTGCTCAGCTTATACTGTACCTGATAGACCCCGGCGTTCTGTGCACCCCCCGTCGTCGGCACGGTGTAGGCAACCGTGATCGAGTTAGACGTCGTTCCCGCCGAGGCCACCACAGGCGCCCCAGGCGCTCCAGCGGCAGGCGGAGGCGGTGGTGGAGGCGGCCCAGGCGGCGAAGTGCCACCCGCCAGCCCTGGATGAGAGAACGAAAACCGCGTCGAGGTAACCGACGAGCCCGCCGGCAACGGCAGCCATGACCCGGTGTTGTTGTCGCGATATTCCAGGGTCGGCGCCACCGTCATGTTGCCGATCGACCCCGACACCTGAAACGGCGTGAGGGGCGCCTGGGTACCGATCGTATCGATCGCCAGCGTTTCGCCACCACACGCCGCATAGGCATCCGGGAATAGCAGGCCGCCGATGGTGCCTAGAAAAGAGTGCTGTATTTGATCGCGAGGACACGCCTCGACCGGGTCAGCGCCCAGGAACACCCCCGCGCCAATCCCGCCCAGCAGTCGCCGCCGCCTCAACATTGCGCCCAAAGTCCCCGTATCTCAGGGACCCCATGCCACAATCAGGGGACGTTTCGCTACCCGTAGACGCTAAATGTGGGGGAGGGGCGGTTAGGGGGCGTTATCGTTCACCGCCGCGTCGATCATCGCCTGCCACATCGCCACAATCAGATCGCGATTGCCGATCCATGACGCTACCGCGTCGATCATCACCGGATCAGGCTCGCGCGCCGCCTGCAGCGCCTCCCGCGCGCACTGCCGATAGTCACCCCAGTCCGCATCCTCGATCGCCGCCGCTACGCGCGCTAAGAGCTTCACGGCACGTCCGACGGCGCTGGCGGGACCCCTAGCCCCTCCAAGCCCAAAGATGGGGGCGGGGGCGCCAACGAGTGCACAAACTGTGGCGCAGGCCAAATGCTAGGCGCTGCGGCCACCGGTGCCGGCGGTGACGCCGGCGCGGGCTTAACCACGCCCACCGCCTTCTGATAGTTCCCCGGCCAGTCCGCCGGACGCCGCTTTCCTGGCTTCCACAGCCGCAGGTAATACTCCCATGCCGCGTCCTGCTCGCCGATCGCCGGCAGCGGGTCAGGGTCGCTCCACAGCAGCAGCCGACCAAATGCGCACGCCACCGGGTCGTGATATTGCAGTGCAGCAAAGGCTGAGGCCACGGGTATGTCGTTGGTGTCCAGCACCTGCCGCGCCAGATGCGGCAGCTTCTGCATCACCTCCGCCACTCCAATCCGCTCGAATTGCAAGTAGCTCAGCGCCGTGCCTTGTCCCAGCTGCTTACGAGCTGCCCAATTGGTCTCCTGCCCGGCGATCGCCACCAGCATCACCCGCGCCTCATCGCGCGTCATATACCCCGGCAGCAACGCCAGCCCAGGCTCGACGCAGCGCTCTAGGAAGAGGAGGGGGGTCATAGAGAACCACCGCCAATCACATTACCCGAACCCGTATTGATCACCGGGTTTTTGACATCGCTGTAAACATTGGACTGCACATTGTTCCCCTTGGACGTGGCCTGCAGCACCACACCAGCCCGCAAAGTGCTGAAGCTATTACCGGTAATAGCTACCCCAGCCCCCGAATTGCTGTAAACCACGACACCATAAGCGCGCTCAAGTTCATTGAACCCCGAGAAACAGTTCCCCACGACCGCTCCACGATGCGTCTCGATCAGATTCAGTCCAACCGCCTGTCCAGACTTGGGGCCAGGAATAAATACTACGTTCCCGCTGAAGGTCAGGTCAGGAATGAAGGTGGCCGTATTGACCGCGGCAACCGTGCAGTTGAATTGCGAGGCACTTATGCTCAGCTGATCCAGCCCAGTTAAGCCGGCTACAGCATCGACCCCCACCATACAGCCAGTGAAATTCCCAGCAGTGATCGACACCCCCTGAACGTAGTCTCCATACTCAACACCAGCGTTCAAGTAATTGAATGTGCAGCCGCTTAGGTTATAGACCACCGGCGGAAGAACCTCACTGCCGCGCACCAACAACCCCGTCCCTTGTGCCAGGGCGTTGCCGGTCACCATTACGTTGCTCAGATTCACATTCGACACATAATGAAGGTCTATACCGTACGACCAGTAGTTCGCTGCAGCTGGGGCATCGGTGCCGCTCACCCACACGTTGCTGATGTCCGATAGCTCAGTATTGCCAGGGTTGGGGATGGCATTGGCGGAATTGAACAGCTTGATAGCCGCGTTGCCTGTGCCAGTTGCGCCCCCCAGCACGCTGAAGTCCCTCAGGTGCACCGAATGAAACTGATCCGACACGGTAAACCTAAAACCAGCATTGTCAGGGAACTGAAAGATCGTGTTGCGCACGCCAGCGCCAAACATGTGTAGGCGTCCGGTCCCGGTGATCGGCGCTGTGCAGACGTAGGTTCCAGACGGAACAAGGAGGGTTTGGTTATCCTTTAGACACACACGGACTGCCGCCTGAATAGCCACTGTATCGTCGGTCGAGCCGTCTCCCCTGGCCCCAAAGTTACCGACCGTGACGCTCACCGCAGCGGCGCCTCGCCCAAAATCCAACACACCAACGACCAGCGCTCGCCCGACGTCACCGGCAAAGCCCGGTGCAGCATCATCGACGAAAACAGCGCCATGTCCCCTCGCCTTAATTCCACCCGATCTCCCCCGACCTCCAGCCCGCCGCCTTCATAACTCTCGGGATCGGTCAGCTCGATAGACACGGAAATCTTCCGCCGGCTCATCGGCCCCGCGCCGATATCCACATGATTGCGATACTCCTGTCCCACGCCATACCGCGTCAGCTGCCCCGACCGGATCGGCTGAATGTCGTACCAATACTTGGCATTGTATTCGTCGACGCGGGCGTTGATCCGATCGAACACCCACCCCGCGCCCTGCTCAGCATACAGCCACCGAATGCCGCTGTCCCTGATCTGCTCCCCAGTATGGCGGTGCAGCACCGACCGATGCTCCGGCAGCGCCTCTGCCATCTCCAAGATGGCGCGGCATTCCAGCGCGGAAAACGCACCGTGCGAAACTTCGGAGTAGAAGAACTGATCCCACTCATGCATCAGCAATCATCCCCATCACGAAACCAACCGCCCCAACCACAGTCACAGGAATGATCACCACAGCAATCAGCCACGGGCTAACGCCCAGCCGAAACTGCGCATAGACGCAGCACATCGCCAGCAACATACTCATCGCATACAGCGCACAAAACATGACGACGAACCGCAGCAAAACCGCCACCGTGTCCCATTCGTTCATTTGTAGCCCCCAGAGGGGCCTAGCCGATGCGCCCGCGTCGGATCAAGTCAGGCGGTCAGGCGTAGGGCATGTGCCCAACCATGCTGCCACATGCTGGTGCCCCGCAGTGCCCAGCGATCCTGCCACATGCTGGTGCCCCGCAGTGCCCAGCGATCCTGCCGCATGGGAATAGTCCCCCATGTATTGCTGCTGCCCCGCATACATCTCCCGCCACCACAGCGGCCCCCGGTCTTCCTGCCAACCGTCCGGTTTGGTCGTATTTTCATCGGTCATGCTGATTGTCCTGCGAAGTGTAGTATCCGCCACGAAGGGCGGCGATTGCTTCTGATGCAGCTTCTAGGAAGTCAGACCACTCTGGGTTCGGCGGAAGGTTCGCAGCAATTGCACGAGCTACGCGATCAATCTCCGCAGCGTCCAATTCGGCCTCCGTCCAGCGGGTCGTCTGCTCATTAGCCATCCTGATCCTCCACCAGCGGAACCGTCACCCATATTAGCCGCCCATCGCGGTCGCGAATGCGTTGCTGAAGCCGAGGCCAGCGTTCAGGGCCAATCCAGCGCAGAGCCCCCTCTCTTTGCAGGATTCGGTCCATACTCTCCAGCAGCCCCTCGGTCGTTTCGTTATTCGCCATTTAGATGTTCCTCCCGCTTGCCAAACCTCATCCACAGCCAAAATACCGGAATATCAGGCGAACCTGGTTGTTTGCCCGCTCCACTTCGAGGCGAGGTGGGGTCGTTTGGGATGTGGGTTTCTGATCGTCACTCACCGACCACCTCCATCGCCTGCTCGATAGCTTCAAGCTGATCGGCTGCATCCAACACTTCAGTCAACGCCTCCTCGCAATACTTCAACTCACCGTCGAACTCCGCCATGAGACGCGAGAGGTGCTTGGCAGCCATGAGAGTGCGGGAGCGTGCCTTCGAGAGAGCGCGCTCAGCTTCGGCGGCCCACTCCGGGGTGCCGGGAGTAAGTGTCGTTTGCTTATCCCCCATGCTGATCCTCCAGTCTCGTGCGTCGCCGAATGAACTGTGCCCTGCTGAGACCCACAGCACGCGCTCCAGCCCCAGTTCCCAGCGTCATAAACTTGCGTATCTTGTCGTCAGATACCGTCACCGGCCGACCAGGAAGGCGACCCTTTTTGGCAGCCTTACGCATGCCATCCAACGTTTTCTTGCTGCGCGACATCGCTGATTTATACACTCCGCAAACTAAGCGTTGACAGGGTATAGTAAAGGTCTCATATTGTCAATCAGGAAGGCTAGTAGGAAACCCCGGATAGAAGCCATGGACCCCTTTGAGACAATTTCCGAAGTCTTCATTGAGACGCGGCGTATTGCCCTAGAACAGGCTATTGCGGCCTGTGAAAAAGAGCGCGTATCTGACCCGGATAACGCAGATGACGATACGTATAACCGAGCTATCGGTCATTGCGTGGATGCCATACGCGGACTGATGGCCTAAACCCCAATTTGCGATGAGCGCGCGTGAGCATCGCAGATCGTGGCCGGAGCGTAGTCCGGCAATTGGCGGGGCGTCAGCGCACGCAGGCGTCCCGCCACATGAAAGCAAACCCCCGAAAGGAAGCCGGTGAAAGACATAGTGTTCATAATGGCGTTGCTAAGTCTTCTGTTTCTCGGCTACCTCGGCGGCGCCGGATACATTCACTAAACCCCGGATAGGAACAGAGATGAATATCATAACTTGGCCATATGTCCTGCGTCGCGGTCATAACGACAACCCAGCTGGTGGCGCGTGTGCAATGGATGCAGTGAACTGGCTAGTGCACGGTAAACATGGTGATACACCAGAATGCGCCTGCCCCGTCATTACATCTTATGTCATTCGCGGAAACGACGCGATGCCAGATGACGTACGGCAAAACCTATTGCCGTACTTGCACCGAATCGCGGGTAGTCGCAGCAAGACGCATCAAGTTGCGCGAACACGCATTCTTGCTCTCGGCGCATTGCGTGTATGTGCCCCACGTGCATTGGACTTGGCTGGCTTACACGATCATGCAGCCACGCTACGGAGTTTGCCTGACAACGTAGACATAACGGCGGCAGTGGTAAAATGCCTAGCGGCCGTCAGGCCGGCGCGAAGAAGGGCAAAGGCGACGGCAAAGACGAATACAGAAGCAGCAGCAGCGCGCATAAGGGCCGAGACGACGGCATGGATGGTAACGAAGACAGCAGCGGCGGCATGGGCAGAGGCGGCGCGGACAATGACGGAGGCAGAAGAAACGAAGGCGTGGACGATGACGATGACAACAGCAGAGGCGGCGGATGCAGCGAAGGCGACGGCAGAGACAATAACAGATATAGCAGCATGGACAGCATTGAAAGCGGCGGAAATAGCAGCAACAATGGTGGATACAGTGGTGGATGCAGTGGTGGATGCAGCGGCATGGGAGATGGAGGCGTGGGGCGACTACTTCGTTATCCTAAACGCGGTGCTTAATGCTGGCCCCCAAGGCGAGCCGTGGAGCGCTGATCAGATCGAAATAGGCAGCGCCCTATACCGATCCGCCAATGGCGCCGCCAACATTGGCTCAATGCTCAGTCTCGGCGATGCTACCCGCCCACACGACGGACAAATCTTCTAACTGCTCCAGCAAAATCTCAAGTATCTGCGCCGTGTATGGCTCAAAGTCGCTCCCATAGCCCGCCTTCAGCCCAGCCACTAACAACGTAGCCAACGCAGCCACCACGTCATCCCATGACTGGCCACAACATAGCTCATTCAGCCTCATGCCCAGCTCTACAATCTCGCCGACCTCTAGAGGAATATCGTCAGCCACCGCCGTCCAAACCCTCTATCGCAATCTCCAGCATATCGGCACAGTCGCGAATGGACTCGTCGCCTTGCTCGTCAGCGCACTTGCGCATCGCCGCAATGGCCGTCCGATACCCATTGTAAAAACTCATGTGCACCATCGGCTGAATACAACACTCCCAGTGCTCGCTTAGGTCTGGCTTGTGCCAAGCCATCACGACCCGATCGCCCGCCGCAATGCGTCCCCGGCGTCTGCCCGATCCAAGCCCTCACGCAAGCGCTGGCGATTAGGTCGCGATACCGTCTGCTCGCTCAGGTCTTTCAGCACGCGCTCGATCGCCTGGCCGCCGTCCTTGTCCTCAGAGTCGGCCACCAAAAGCAGCTGGGCTTCCATATTGCCGACCTGCTGCCGACGTATTTCAAGCTCCGCCTCTAGCGCCAAGATGCGCCGGTTGGCCAACTCGTTCTGCGCCGACGCGGTGACCAGCGCGGTGTTCAGGTCGCCGATCGTGTTATCACGCCGGCAGATGATGTGCTCTTGGTGCGCGACCAAGCGCTTCATCGCATCCAGGGTGTTGGCCTCAACCTGCTCGGGATTATAGGTGAATTGATTCGCCTGCTCCGCGTCCCATACAGTGTCGGTGCGCCCAGGCTCGACTCGGACGTCCTCGATAATCAGCGTCCTACCGTGCTCGTCCTCTTTATAAGTCGTCATTCCTTCCCCCCCTCCGCCAGATGCTCACGCAGCTCGCGAATACGCTCCTCGATCGCTTCATGCACATAGGTGCCGGCGGCGGTCTGCCGCAACGCTATCAGCAACGTCAGCAGCGTTCGCATAAGCAACGCGACCTCCGCAGGTGTCATTTGTTCGTTCCCTGTTCTACGTCCGATAAGTGACCATTTTCGGACCCTTGCGGTGCAGCGTTCACGCCAGCGCCACGAACCCGAACGCCCCAGCATCATCCGCCCGGCCAGCGAGGCCGCCGGCAAACAGGACCATAGACGTCCAACCAGGATAATGCACCGACAGATCAGGTCGCGCCCAGATGCCCACGCCGTAGCGTGCAGCACACTCCTTTGCGGTCGCGCATATCCCCGAATGCAACTCAGCATCGAGCGCGCGGCTCTCCCGTGGCCATAGATTATATGGATGCGCGATAATCAGAGTGTTCTTGAACGAACTCGGGCCGCGCGCGCCAAGCTGCCGATAGTGCTTCCAATGGTCCAACAGATCATGGTGATTGCCGGCAATGAACTCGCGATAGTATCCGCGCCTCACATAAAGGCCGCGCCCAGTTTCCCGCCACTCACCACCGAGAATGCGCGGCAGCATCTCTCGCGCATAGCAATTGCGGACACACTTCTCACTCTCGAGGTTAGCCTCGCATGCCTCACGATAAGCGCGGCGCGATACAGGGTCCGTAGGATGGGGCGCCGCCTGCAGCGCCTTAAAAGCCACCTCGCGACGCTCCATCGCGCCGTCGAGGGCGGAGTATTGCGTCACCGCGCTCTAGCCGTATGCAGGAGTACATACCGCGCCCAACGCTTGTCGGGGCTTTTTTCCCAATGCGTGATGATGTGGTGCCCAGCCTTACGCAGTTCATAAATCCGCGCGGCTAGGCGAAAGCAGTCAAAGCGACGCAGTGCAAGTTGCGGAGTGATTGCCCGCCCTTCCTGTAACGCGGCGAGAATCCTGCGGTTTTGTGAGTCGGTGGCAGCACTCATCGCACAACACGCTCCGGCATCGGCGTCACCTTCGGATGATCGGTCGCGATCTGTGCCGGCTCGTCATCTTCGTTCACCGCCTTGCGAAACGTCTTGAGTCCGTGGCCGAAATCGGCCATCAGCTTGCTGACCTTGTTGCCACCGAACAGCAACAGCACGACAGCCAGCACGATCGCCCAGTGTGCGAGAGACATCGCGCCCATCACTCAGCTCCCAAAGCACAGAGTATAAGGACAACGGTACCAACTAGCCCAAGGCCGGACACCAGCCCGACAAAAGCGTCACCCGTTACCTGCCACACGGCCAGGATGGCGTTGGTGCCCATTGGATCGCTCCCAGGCTCACATGCCCATGGCTTTTTTGAGCAATATCAAAAGTGCCCGCTGCTGGTCATCCGTCAGGTTGTCCGCGTTCAAGGTGCGCGGCTCCTCGTGAATCACATCCGGTTTGCCGACGCCTCTATCCATGACAGCTTGCGCTGCCATGAGGCCAACACGCGTGTCAGAGTCCTCCATCAGCTCCACCAAGCGCGCAGCGGCGCGCGGCGAGGCTTCCCGGCAGATTCTCTGGCACTCCAGATAAGCCCCTGATTTTCCTGAAGGATTTCCGCGCTGGCCCTTTTTCCACGGAGGCGCAATACGACCACCATGCGGCTGCGGCAGCAGTTCCCTTCCGCTAGCCGAATTTCCGGTAGCCGATCCGCTTGATGTAGCGGTTTCGCTCATTTCCCGCACTTACCACGACTTACAAGAATTCCGCTACCTCACGAACACGTGATACACAGAACAGGGATATTTCCCTTGACTGTCTCGCTGTTCCTGACTATCTCAGATGCGAGACAGAACCCAACACCGAGGCTAAGGGAATACAGCAAGAGGCGAAGCGGCGGAACAGTCGATAGTGCTCTTGGGGAAGTCCCGAGTTGGTTGAAAAGCCTCAGAAGAACGGAGGGAACAATGAATAAGCCATACATCGAACAGGACTGCACCATCACACACGAAGGCAAGTCCTACACTTCTGGTGGAGCAGCTGTCACAGCAGATTACATCATCGCCTATCCGCTGAAGAATGGTGTCCTTGGAGACTGGCACGGTCGACCAATCGGCACATGGCGATCAGTTTCGACATGGCGCGTCAATTCGTGGATCAGCAGCCACATGCACCAAATCGAGGCCATCGTTAACAGTGTAACTTATACAGGACGCGGCTTCGGCGAAGGCATGGTCTATCGCGGCAAGCGCAAGGTATCGCGCTACGGCGGCTAACCCAGACACCGGGCAGCGTGGGGCGCTGCCCTAGCCTGGAGTAGCCGAAGCTAGCAGGAACGAAAATAACCGGGGACAAACCAATGAACGACAACGACCTTCGCTATGAAACTCAGCCCTCCGAACTCGACATCCGCGTGATGGGCATGCTGATCGACACCTACTCGGTGCCGCAGCTGTTAGAGCTCGTCGTGGACCACTGCGCGGAACGCGCAGACCGCGCGAAAGCGGCGGGATGCAGCGCCAAAGCCGCAGTATGGAACCGCTACGTTAACCGAATCGAGGCGGCAATCACCACGATTGCCGCGTAAGCAACGGAGACGGAGGAATGAAACGCGCGGCGCTAATGGCGCTCCTATGCCTCGCTTTGGGCGGCTGCGTTGACCGGCACGCCCAATTCCAGGACGCGAACGGGCACTGGGTCGGGGGCTGCAGCGCCACCGGCTGGGGGATCATCGGGGCGATCGTCGCGGCCTCGAACTACAACACGTGCATGGAGCGGGCGCAGGAGAAAGGTCTGCGACCGATCTAGCTCGAGCAAGGAGGAAACAATGACAGAAGAACCACACTGGCGCATCCGCCGGACGGCGGCGGGCTTTGTCGAACTACGCGACGAAGACTTCCTTGGCCGCGAGTGGCGGCGGCAATTCTGGGTGCCGCAGGAGGGTGGCGTCATCCGGGAGAGCAATGACGGGCGATGGGGATACGACCACGAGGTGTGCGAGTTGCTGGCCCACGGCGGGAGGCCGCTGCAGGCGACGCAGTCCACCCTACTGGACGTAATCCGCCGCGAATACCGCCGTGCCGTCGCCCAGGAGCGCCGCCAGGGCGTTCTGGACTACAAGGGCACCCTACCCACCGGCCCATAGCTCCGCCGCCAATGTGGAGGCTTCTCCGGCCCGTTACGGCCAGCGCGCTCCTCTGGGGCGCGTTGCTGTTATGGGTGCTGGCGTGCTTCGGGATACTGGTGGCGCTGTATTTTGCCGAGAAGCAGCTGGGGAGCGATCTGCACTACGGCATGATCCCGATACGTTCAGGGGCCGAAGGCAGGGGGTAGGTTTGGCCCCCACTCGCCTCTACCGCCCCGATCCACAGCAGCAGGGCCAGGATCAGCACGAGTAGCACGATTAGGCCATAGGCCAGGACGCGGAACAAAGCGGCCGGGTCGAATGGCATTTACGGAATGCCGCGGACAAAAGGATTTTGTGTATACAAAACGGGGGTTCGTTGCATTTTAGTTCGTTTCATTTATCCCGTTCCCGGGGTGAACGGGTAAATGAAACGGGGAACTTTTGCAAGTAGAAAATAAGGCCTTCTGTTTCGCCTGTTTCAGGCTGTTTCAAAACAGCCGAAACAGGCAGATTTCCGCCATTTTTTAGGGTGTAGGGGTCGCTGTTTCAGCGGTTTTTGTTTCAGCCTAATCTTCGGGGCGCTGTTTCAGCTCGATTTTGCCTGTTTCGGTCAGCAGGTATTTGCCGCGAAACACCCGCACCAGCCTGTCAGTCGTCAGCTGCTGCAGGTGCCGGCGCACCTTGGAAAAATTGGGAATGCCGGCGTCATTGACCCAGCCGGCCTCTCTGGCCAGCTCCCGAAGCGAGATATCGGGACGCTGATTGAGCCAATAGAGCACCGCGTTCTCATCCGCGCGGGTTTGTTTGGCCGCATGTGCCGCGGCTTCAGAGCTGATCGGCTCAGCGACAACAGTCATAAAGGGCCGGCCATGTTTGTCGAGAAGCCCAGTCGGCACGGGTCGCAGGTCGTAGGTAAGCGGCGCAAAATCAGGACCGCGGATTTTCCCCTGCCAGTGCATTTCGGTTTTTTCGCGGGCGTCACTCGCCCACAAGGTGAGGTTGGCGTCCATCTCATTGAGAAAGCCGCCACCACCACGGGGTAAGAGGTTGTCTGCCGCCGCCCGCTTGATCGGATGACACAGTGGGATAACCGCGGGGTGGCCGGTGCATTCTGCGATGAACCGACGGAACGAACGGCCATAGGCACCCGCCTGCACGTTGTCGTTTTCATCGTCGCCGGGATAGAACGCTGCAGCGGTATCGCCAATAATCGCCGTAATCGGCACGCCTAGGGCGTTGATTTCCGCAATCAGCGCGTCAATCTCGCTGTCGCTTAAGGGAAACGAGTGCGGCATCACGTAGGGCATATCTTCGGCACGTAGGCTGAATGCCTGCGCCATTCCGACCATCCGCGCCTTGAGGTCTTCGGGGTTCTCGCCGGCCAGGTAGACGACGAAGCCTTTCGTCACTTCCATGTTCACAATCGGCCGGCCGGCCTGGATCATGCACGCATTGTAGAGCCACACCGCGGTTTTGCCGTGACCGGTATTGGAGGTGCAGGAATAAAGCCTGCTGCGCTGCACAATGCCATCGATCAGCCAGTCGGGGACGACGAGGCTCGACATGAACGTGGCACCCGTGACGATGCGGCTAGGGGGTGGGGCGGCGGGGCCTACTTCAGGCTGGGCTTCCGCCAGCTCGCGCAATTCCTCGACGTCATGGCCGGCGTCCAGCCAGTCAGACACGTCACCCTTTGGGGGCAGATCGGGCAGCAGCAGGACGCGCACCGAGGCGGCGGTGCCACGCAAGGCGTTGGCCACTTGGGCCGCGTGCTTTGCGCCGGGTGCGTCATTATCCTGCAGCACCACCACGGGCTTGCCGGCGAAGTGGGACGCGTAGTCAGCCCGCCACTTTTCCGCGCCACCGATATTGGTGGTGGCGATCAGTCCCTCGCCATGCAGACGATCGGCGTCCTTTTCCCCTTCGCATATCCAGACGGTTTCCGCCCCGGAGTGAATCAGGCCAGGTAGGCGATAGAGCAGCCGGTCGTGGTTTGGGATATGGGCCACCGACCAACGGCCATCTGGGGCGCGCTGACGAAAGCGCGGGCTGCCGGACAGCGTGCGAACCACCTGGAGGACCAGGCTTCCGTCCGCGTCGCGGTAATCGTAGAGGCGGGCGATGTCCTGCTCGTGGGGGAGGCGGGGGCCATGGCCATTAGTGCGCGGACGCGCATCGTTAGCGGGCGGTGGCACCCGGCGCGCCAGCATGTGGAGGTCGCGGTAGCCGCCGCCCTCGTTGGTCTCATTGTCAAACCAGACGTTCTTGTCCGTTCGGACGGATTTGCTTTCTTTCGCGCCGAACCGGAGTTCGTTGGGCGCGCGTCTGGTGGGCTGACCCCATAGCTCGATCGCCAGTTCGACAATTGACGGCCACGATGGGTCAGGCGTGTAGCCGCTCATCGTGCGCACACGGCACGGTGCAGGCGGAATAGGGTGGCGATCTCCACACTGACCAAGCAGGCGGCGACGAAAAGCGCCTCAGGCCCTTTTAGGGCGGCTTGGTGCTCCTCTTTTAGGTCGAATGCGCACTCCCAGGCACGCTGCGCCACGAGTGGCGGAGGCAGCACTGGGATTTTCGGCATCGGCACGTTCCTTCCGTTCGGGATCGGACGACCGCAAAGGTTGGGACCCCATAGGGTCGGACCGCAGAGGTTGAGACCAGCACGAGAGGCACAGCGCGCGGGGCGCCCTGGCGCGCCATTTACCGGGCAGTTCGAAAAGGGAGGTGGCGGGGGCCTCGCCAGGATCGACGATATGCAGGTCTGGCGTGCCACAGACGGCGCAGACGAGCCCTGGGAGGATCATAGCGCGACAATGGTCATGGGGCCGCCTGGGAGCCTCACGGGGGTGGGGCCGTCCGGTAGGATCACGGCAACAGGGCGCGCTGGGTAGCAGCAGAGCGGGCGAGCTGGCGCGCTGTAGGGCGGGTGCGCCGGCGGTGGCCTTTGGTTGGTGGCTCCGGGTCGTTGGCCGGGGCGGGCGGGGCGTTCTCGTCGGCGATGAAGGCCGTCGCGTTCTCTCGCCTTGTCTCCCAGCCGCTACTAGCACCACCAGGGCGGTGGCCCTTGGCTGCCTCTTTGGCTTCCTGCCGTCTGACTGCCGCGGCGTAGAGTTCGTCACCGACTTGCGCGACGGTGCGCCAGTTGGCCCGTAAGGGGACGCTGTGGCGCTCGCACGCCTCGCCGTAGGCCATGACGCTGTCGACCCATGTGGCGGGATGGCCGATAGCCGCGAGGCGGCCCAGTATGTGCTCTTGCTGGGAGCCTTCCTGTACCTTGTTCCCTGGCGCCTTCAGCTCGCAGCGGAACGTACGGCCACCGTTCAAGCACAACTCGGTGTCGGGCCAGCCGGAACGAATGCCGCGAGACGCTTCGTGCAGATGCTCAAGCGCGGAGCGGGCCGCTCCACGATCGTGACAAGCGAATTCATGTTCGACGGCAATTGCCCGTGCCACAAACCACTTAATGCAGCTTTGCAATGACCATTCGCGATGAACAGCCATCAGTGTGCGTTACCGAACATAAGGTGACGTTCCCTGGTGTGGGGATATTTCCCCTTGAAGTGATGCGGACGATAGGCAAAAAATACCGGCCTCAAGCCGGGGGGCGGCATAGAAGCCGGTCAGGCAACTTTGGAGGAAACGCTTTTAATCAACTCAAGGCGGTAAGTCACATAACTGTCAGACTGGGAGGCCAACCTGTCAAGCCAAAAAAAGGTAGAGGGCTACGATTCGAAGGGAAACATCCCCGCTCAGCCGCGGCGTGGTGCGCGGCAGAAACAGCCCGAGCATTACAATTTGGAGGCGATGTCGCCGATCGCGCGACAAATCTTTTATCTTGCGATGGCTACGGGCAGAACGCCCTATCAGCTTTCGCACGAAATCGGCGACAAATACGGGACCTATTTTCGCGACCTGTTCAACGGGACATTCAAAGAGCCACAGGCAGACAAGCTGCAGCTGATCGCGCGCGCGCTGGACTGTTCGGTGGAAGACCTACTTCCCAGCCTCACGGAGCAACCGCATCGCCTCAGAAATAGCCGCGCGAACGACCCGTTCTTTACCCGCCCCAGTCAAACTACGCCAAAAGTCCAGCAACGCAGCCTCCTCGAGCTGCTCCGTCGCGCTCGGCGTATTTGGCGTCGTACTGGGGTTCATTGGTCGATTGAACACGACCGGCTGAGAAGCAGAAGTTCTTGACACAGGGAAATTTCCCCGGTTATGATCGTCGCCAACAGAGGAAACATCATCATGCACAACGTCACCTGTATCGCGTGTGGCGCGCTGGTGGAAGAAGGAATCGTCAAGGATTGTATGGGCACGGGTCGCGTCGACCTTGACTGCCCTGGCCATCCAGATCAATGGGCGCTGCGTCATTTTATGGACCCGCACCGGGCCTACAATTTACGGAGCGCCGTCGATCGCATGGCGATACGCGCGGCGATCGAGCGGCGCATTCGGGCCTGCGGGCAGCATTTCGCCATCCTGCGTGAGGACGATGCCGATCGCATCGTGGTCGGTAGGCGGCGTCAGAGCTACCTCGCGGCACTCGACGTGCTCGACCGCTACGAGCCGGTGCGCGTCAACTACGGCAGGACGCTGGAGCCATGAGCTACGAAAGCGCGCACCAACTCGCCGACGAGTTGTTCGATTGGCTAATGGATAGTTCTGAGGGTGCGCCAGAGATCATGATGGCGATGACGCTGGTATTCGAAAGGCTGCTTCGGCGGTGCCCACCGCCGATGCAGAGAAAGACCCTCAAAACGCTGGAGGAGGTATTGGAGATGGAGCCGTGAGCGAGCCACTCTCCACGCAGTTGGAGGAGGCCAAGCGCCTCATAGTAGCGCTAGCTAAGTACGAGGGGCCGTTCCAGCGTAAACTGATGGTGCTGGCGCAGGCGTTTACCGCCTATGCAGCGCTGGCGCGGCGCTTAGAGGAGCGCAACGAGAGCTTGGAAATCAGCAACGCCATGCAATACCAGCCACCGGAATACGAACCACCGCGCCACCGTTGGTGGCAGATGGTTAGCGTGACAAGGAAAGACACATGACCCAAATTCCTCTCACCATCGACCTGGCAAACTGCAGCGAACACGAATTGCAGCTGATTGCCGATCGGCTACCGATGGCCAAGAAGGTGCCAGGCGTGGTCTGGGAGTTTCGCCCGCGCATCGCCCGGCCGTCGATGTTCAAGCGCTATCTCGAAGATCAGCAAAACGGTGCGGCGGCTGGTGCCGGTACAGAGCCACCGGAAGGGCCAGCGGTGCAGTGAACACGAGCTACACCCTCGCGGAGATCGAGGCGCTACGTGGGCATCTGTATCACTACCTACGGTTCAGCCAATCGTATTGGCTGGATGACGGTTGGACTAGGGCTATGTACGAACCTCCCGATGAGCTACTTGAAGACCAACTTCGCACCTACATGCTCGCGGGCATCAGACCAGAAGAAATGCAGCATAGATCGCAGGAAGCCTGCGATCGGTTTTTTGCGGCGGACCCCAAACGCGATGACCAATGACCCTGATCCGCGGCCCAACCTCCTACTGGGCAACGACACTGTCATGAAGCGGTGCGCACGCCGCAGGTCCCGGATGTGCCACGGATCGGGCCGGGACCACTACTAAGGCGCAAGCCCCATAAGAAACTGAGGGAACACCACCCTTTACTGAACCGAGGAAACAAATGACTGCGCGTACATGGCTTGGCGGACGCGGCAATAATGCCAACGACGCTCGCGACTGGTCACCTGGCGGGGCGCCGCAGCCCGGCGACACTCTGACAATGAACCGCGGCACGATCAACATCGGCGCCGACAACCCGTTAGGAAGCGACTGGCTAACGGTCACCGGCAACGCGACACTCAATCTACGCGGCACCACCGGCGATCACTTGAATTTCACCGGCCGCTATGGGCCGGGAAACACGCCGATTAAGGATACCGTTAACCTAATTAACTCTGACGCGTGGATTACCGGCCATCAGGCCAACGTTACGGTCCGCACGTCGGGCAACAGTCATCTATTCTTGTACCCTGACGTGCCGCGCGGTTCAGGACTGACCGCGACGATCAAGAATAGCGGGGTGCTGGACGCAAGCTTTAGCGGCTACATGAGCTACCGGATCGACGGTGGCACATTCCAAAACGAGGGGAGCGGCGGGGGCTTTGATGGCACCACCGCGGTGATCAATGCCGACGTGGTCGGCACCGGCTCATGGCTGGAAACGCCGGATCACGCGTCGTACGGCAAGCTTGAGTTCATGCAGTCAGTCAGCGCGGGGCAGACCGTGCAGATGATCAATGGCGCAGCCGGCGGCTACAGTTTGCTGCAAATCGACCAGCCGGGACGGTTCGCCGGGGAGATCAAGTTTAACACATATATGGGGGTAATTGATCTGCCGAAGCTCGCAGCGGATAGCTACTCGTATGACGCGGCGGCAGGAGCTTTGGATTTCTGGCACGGCAACACGTTGCTCGCGGCTCTGCGATTTTCCACCGCCGAAAATTACACGGTGGCGAAAGGCACATCCACCGGAGGCGCGGGGGTGGAAATCTTTTCGACCGACACGGGGTGGCGCATCCCGCACGGTGCGCTGTTGGATACGCATTACGTGCCTACCGCATAGGGAGATGGCGATGGGATGGGTGTTCTTGATGGTCTGTCAGATGGGCACCGCGGTGTGTGTGCCTATCTGGTACGGCAATCACGTGCATCAGTTCTCATCGCTGACCTTATGTGCCCAGGCGGCAGCGTTGCTCACGCCCTCACCGGGGTTTGTGCTGCGCTGCCAGCCGGTGGCGATGGAGGTGGGGCGGTGAAGATGATCAGTCCCATCATAGTCGCTACTGGCGTCGGTTTATTCGCCTTCTCGAATGGCGGACTGTGGGCTCTCGTGCTCGCTGGTGGCTCATTCTTCATCGGCATGGGACAGGGGATGTTTATGGCGATGCAGGTGGGGCGGTGAGCCCCGCTAGACGTCAGCGCTGCCGGCGTGTCACGCTTTACTTCATCGAATACGTGCTGCTGGTCGGCGGTGGTGCGCTGGCCGTGCTGGTGTGGAGATTGTAATGACGCGTTTTTACGAAACAAGTTTCGGTAGCACGGTAATCAACCTGGAGTTGGTTAGAAAAATCATCGTGAGGCGCATAAAGCGCCAGAACGATAGGGGAACGATCGCAACATTCTACGGCCCAGACGGTGATGTGATCGGTGAGGATGAGAGGTGGGGCAAGAGCAGCGAGCAACGATTTGATGACCTGACCGCACCGCTTATTCCCGCCGTCGCCGGCCAGGAAGTATTACTTCTCGTGCCGAATGTGCTTTATAGCGTTAAGCCAACAGATATTATCGTTGAACGCTATGCCGTCGTGGCCTGGCGCATTGAACAGTTTAGCAATGCCCACCCCTATGCTGTTCCAATCGTTGCGTGCGATGTTGGTGATGACCCAACTTTTCTGACCCGTCGTCCAGACGGCTGGTATCAAGAGACGGGATTTCAGGGCGAAAGTTGGGAAACCCTCGATGCCGCCAAAGCGAGTGCCCTGGAAAGGGCACAGGATATCCACGAGCAATACGTTAGCCAAATGAAAGAAAAGAATGAAAGCGCTACTGGAAGAACTTGAGGCCAACGTCTTGCGCGGCGAGCAGATATCTGCCAAGGCGCCGTTGCGGCAATTGTCTGACACCTTGGAAGAAGCGGCGCGCGATCTTGACAGCGGAGGATACCGCCTACAACGAGACGAGAAGCGCCGGTTAGCGATGCTGTGCGCGACTATGGCCTTGCGGTATATACGCAAGTTGTAGCGAAGGGGAGTTGTGCGCGGGCCTCACGTCTAACAGCGCACATGCGACATGCGACATGCGACAGAAGGAATATAGACATGGCGTTTGGTCTGATTACTCAACAGCGCTCTAGTGGCGACTTTGCCGATATCGTCAAATACGATGCGAATGCAGGGAGATTGTTCAGGGTCGACTATGACCCGGCGCTGCGTGAGAAAGAGAGTATTGATATCACGTCACCACCACCTCGGTTTGCCATCGACTTCGGTTCCCTCGAAATCGGTTTTGTGCATTTTTCGGCTAACGGTCCTGACTTTCTAATGGTACCGGAGGGCTCACCGCCGCCGAAACAGCCGGAAGACGTCGATGATAAGGGTCGGCTGAAATATCAAGAGGCGTTTCGAGTCAAGCTGTTTGGTCGGGTGCTTAATGGATTACGGGAGTGGTCGTCGGCTGCTCGCTCGGTAGTGGATGTTGTCGAGCACATGTATAATGACTACCGCGTCGCTCCAGAGGCGAGAGAAGGTAAGATACCGATCGTCGAGCTGACCAAGACTGTGCCCATTAACTACGGCTCGCGCACGGTATATGCGCCGCATTTCACTATTGTCGGCTGGACCGCGCGCACGAGTGAGTTTGGTAGGCGCACAGTGCCGGCTCCGGCCGCCCCCAAGCCGCCTGCCAATGGTGGTGTGGACGCCTTGGAAGACGAAATCCCGTTTTGAGGGCACAAAGCCCCCGTCAGCATTCGTCGCTGGCGGGGGTGTGGAGGGACAAATGAGCGATCGTGTGGCGACTCAAGGCGCGAGCTGGCGGCAGCGTGAAATTATCGAACATCTTAAGGGCGGATTTACCATCGACTTCGACGGCAGTAAATCGATCGAAGATGCGCGCGTGGTTGCTGGCCTAATCCACCGTCGCTGGCCTGAAGTATCCCATCATCTGATAGAGTTGGAAAACACTGCGCGGTGGCTGGCGCGGCTGTCAGCGGAATTGGACAAGTGCGAAAGCGCGGCGCAGGTCGATGCGCTCCATGCGCGCGACACTGTGCAGGAGATGTTCAGCAGCAGGCCAGACGTGGCACACGATATGGAGGAGCTGTTCGAGCGTGCTCGTGCGCGGGTGGGCTACGTGGCGGCCGTTCAGGAAAAAAAGAAGAAGACGATCCGCATCATTTTTCCTCGCGATCCGCCAACCTTCGTTTCTGCTCTTGCGGCTTGGGATGCTGAGACACGCGATGCGATCGGCGATAGCGACGAGTGCAAAGAGTGGCTGAAGACCTTGTCCGACGAGGACTACAAATACATTCAGCAGGCGGTTGCCGACCATGTCGCATTCCATAAGGCGCGACTCAAAGAGCCGGTGGGTAAGTAAACAGGGACTTTGAACCAACAAGAAGGGAGCGAAAAATGAGTACTATAGTTGTATTGGGTGGAACGCGCAGCAAGCTGGAGCTGGTGGTCGATTTGCCGGCCTCGCCGCAAGGCACGTGGCTCGACATCGTGCAGGCGGCTGACGGGCGGTGTTTGTGCGTCGGTAAGGTGCCGCAGGAGAAGAAGCCGCCGGTATTTGTTCCGTTTGAGAAAAAGCCTGACCAGTTTGAGATGGACGGCACTCGGGTCATTCGGGCAAATAAACAACCGGACGACCATGGAGTTCCGGTGGCAGCAACGGGCACACCATTAGCTCGCGTCCACGACTTCGGACTCAAGGCGGCGCAAGCGCCGGCGGTTAGGACGGCTCCGCCACCGCCAGCCGCCGCCACAAATGGCGCTGGTCGCGCCAAGCATAGGCGCTACGCAGCCGGCGAGCATCCGCTAGACAAGAAAGCGCTGGCGTTCATGCGCAAAAAGCCGGTAACGGCTGACGAGATCGCCAAACATCTTGGTTTAGAGGGTAAGGAAAAGCATAGATACACCTACCGCATCGTGCGCACTTTGGTGCCGTACAAGCTGGTCGGCTCGCGCGCCAGGGGTAACGAGACGGTGTATTTCGCGAGAGCGTGACACCGCCATCCGAGAGGGTATGACATGGAATTCTGGCCTTACAAACTCCGCGCCGGACATACCCGCAATCCGGCGGGTGGTGCTTGCGCCATGGCAGCGGTCAACTGGCTGGTACACGGCAAGCACAGCGATCGGCCGAAATGCGCCTGCCCGGTTGTCGGTCGCTTCGTCATGGCCGGTAACGACGCGATGGATGACGACGATCGGCAGCGCCTGTTGCCGTATCTGCACCGGATTGCTGGCAGCCGCAGCCCCGAGTACGCCCAGTCGCGGGCAGCCATCATCGTGAGCGCTGCACTGCGGATTTGGGCGCCGAAATGGCTGGATGATGCCGGGCTACCGATTCCCGCACGTCAGCTGCGCGAGTTGCCTGACCACGTGAGCGCCCAAGAAGCCTTCGAGGTCGCGAGGCAGGCTGAGCGTATAGCGCTGAAAAAGGCTATGCGGACGAATACGACAGCGGAAAGAAAGTTTGGATCGTTGCAGGGTTTCTTAATGAAGACCCTGCAGACAGCTAAGGCAGAGAGGGCCGCCAACGTGGCACGGGGGGCTGGAGAGGCGATAGTGCTTCTGTCGCAGGTAGAGAATGCAAGCCGGGTGTTGCCCTGGTCGTTGTCACGCTGGCCAGCAGCGCAGGCGATATTGCTGTCGGCGGTGAATGAGGCGGTTATGGCGTTGCGTGCGCCGCGGAACTGCTGGGACGATTACTTCGTGGTCCTAGACGACGTGCTCAATGCCGGGCCGCAGGGCGAGCCATGGAGCGCTGACTTTATCGACCATGGGACGGCGGCGTATCGCGCTAAGGGCGGCAAGGCGGTGCTGACGGAGGCGTAGGCATGTGGCCGCGCTGGATGCAGAAGTCTTTCCTGCTGACCGCGGGGGCGTTGTATCTCTCGTTATGGGTGTTCTGGTGGTGGGTGATGGTAATCCTGTCACTCATCGCCTTCCCAATCGTTCTCCTTTGCGCGGTGCAGGACGTGCGTCGCCAGCTGGAGGACGAGGCACGACGGGGGGTCAGGGGGCCGGGCTAGGGCTTAGGCGGCGGCGTGGTCTTAGCGGTGTTGTCATCGGGGATCAGGTGGCCGAGCACGTAGACGATTAGTGCCACTATTGCATCCACCTTAGGGTCTCCGGTCACCACGTTGCTGAGCCCAGCTGACAGAGCGGTGCCCACGATGGTCAGCGCATGGATAGTGGTCGGCTGGCGCGCCCACGCAGAGAAGGTTTCCCCGCCGAATATTTTCATCTCAGTGTTCCTTGCCGTTGCTATAGCGGCTCTGATCGAGAAGCCGTCCGGTCATTTCCATGTGCTTTTGGGTGAGCGCTTGTAGGTCGACCACCAGCTTTGCAGTGCCGGCGCTTTCTCTTTCCAATCCCGCCAAGCGCTGTTGGAAGTTCAGCATTACCTCGCGCTGCGCCGTGTATCCGGTTTCCACCGCACCGACCCGGCGATCGAGGTTGACCACCTGTTCGTCCTGACGCGCATTGATCAGGCTGCCGCGTTCGATTGCCGTATAGACCCGGTCGTTCAGCACGGTGAGGTGCTGTTCGATGGCGCGAATAGCGGCGGTGTCGACCTCGACTTCCCGCTTCATTTGGCCGACGAAGTAGATCGCGCCTCCGAGCGTGGAGATGATCGAGACGAGAAATATGAGGTCTCGCCGCAACGTGGAAGGAGGACCGACACCGCTCACGCTCGTTGCTCATGCTCCTATTTTATGGGGGGAGGCGGCGCGGCGTTTTTGGCTTGCAGCTCAGCAAGCTGGCGCTGATCAGACGCAACCTGTGCACGCAGGCGGCTGATCAGGCTGAGTAGCTCGGCGCCGGTGTTGTTGCAGGCGGTGATTTCGTCCTGCGGAGTCGCGCCGCCACTTTGTGCTGGCTGGGCCTGGACAGCGAAGGGGAGTAGTGCTGTCAAGGCAACGATTACTGTCAGCGAAGCGAGTTTTGCCACGGAATACCTCTGGTTGTGTTCAGTCCGAAAATGAGCATAGGACGGCCTGGCGTTGCAACCCTTGGTGTAAACAGCAGCTGCTGCCACCAGGACCATTGGCCGGATTTGACGCTGTTGTCGGCGTTCAGCGTGCCGTTCGGGTTGGAGCCCGGGCGGTTGCCCCAGACGAACCAGTTGGTCGACATCGGCTGATTACGGCCGGGGAAGGCTGGCCCACCCGAGGCGACGCCGTTGGCGTAGGAGACGAAGGTGGCCATAAAGTTCGAGTCGTTCGGCAGGTTGCCGTTCGAGCCATCGCAGGAGCAGCCAACCTCAGAGATGAACACCGGCGCGGTGCCGGCGATCTCCAGATAACCGAAGAAGGTGTTCCAGGCGGAGATGGCTGACGCGCCGTTGTCTGGGGTGACGCCCCACACGTTGCTGGGATAGAGGTCGACCGAATAGGCCACCTTGTTTGCTGGCGGTCCGTTGGTGACCCCGCCAACCGGAGACTGCGCGACCCCGGTGAGGTCCATCAGCCCCGCGCCACTATTCAGCGGCTGGCCGTTGAGCAGGGTGGAGGTGCGGTTAACCGGCCCCGGCACGATCATGATGATGTTCGGGTTGACCGCGAAAACCAGGTTGCCGAGTTCCTGTGCAATACACATCCAGTCGGTATCGCCTGAGCCACAGTTCCAGCAAATGCCGGGATTGACCCCGCCGCCTGGCTTGGCTTGGCCGGTAAATGAGCCGGTCACCAGCGGCCGGTGGTGGATTTGGTAGGCAATCACAGTTGGTTCGATAGTGTACCGCTGCATTAGGGCGACGGTGTTGTTTTCCCACTGTACCAGCGTAACGTTGGACCCATTGCCGCAGCCGTCGTCGTTGCCGCTGGAGCCGCCGCTGTCATAGGGCAGGCCGTTAGCTTGCACCGACCAACACGGGCTGGCGGGCGAAGCAGGCAGCTCATTACCCTGATGTGAGAGGATGACCTTGAGGCCTGCGGCCTTGGCGTTCGCGACGCAGGCGTCGATCTGAGCGAAGGTATTGCAGCCGGTTGCCGGTAGCGTGCCGCCCGAGGATGGTCCGTTGGCCGGCGGCGCGGCGACAGGACCACTGTAGGTCTGGGTATTGGGGTCGAAAATGTGCCAGGTGCTGTCGCGAGCGTCGGAGATGTAAACTGTGGTCTGGTTGTAGTAGGCCATTTGGAGAGCGTTGTGACCGATGTCGCTGAAGTTGCCGAGGCTGACTTCCGCGCCACCAGCCGGGGTCCAAAACGCGTTCAGCTCGGTATCCAGTCGGTAACTGTCCCCGGTGACCGTGGTGAAGCTCTGACCACCGTTGATAAAGATTGTCGCGATGCCAGGAGTCGAGCCGCCGCTTGGCGGACCAGTGGCAGGTGGGGCGGCGACAGGACCGCCGACGCTAGGGCCGACTGGGTTGAAGATATGCCACGTGCTGTCGCGGATATCTTGGATGTAGACGGTCGTGTTGTTGTAGTACGCCATCGCGAAGGAGTTGAAACCGATATCGCTGATTGAGCCGATCGATTGCTCGCTGCCGCCAGAGGGCGTCCAGAACGCGTTGCCTTCGGTGTCCAGGCGATAGGAATTGCCCTGCACGTCGTTGAATGACTGGCCGGGGCCGATAAAGGTGGTGGGGATGCCAGGGCCGCCGGTGCCGGCGTTGAGCGCCATGTCGCGCCAAGGAATGACGACGCAGTTGAACTGCCCGGTGCTGCGGATTGCCGCCATAGTGCCGTCGTTCGGCGAGCCCAAGAACTGGGTGCATGCCAGCCGCTGCTGATTGCCGGCGCTATCGATAAACTGGTTGCCGTTGGTCGACAGGAACCCGCTGGCGAGCGGCGAGCCGGTGATCTGCGCCCACGCGGGCTGCGCCACCAGCAGCAGTAGGAAGGCGAGGAACCGGATCATTCACACCGGCCGCCGGTAGTTTACTTGAATCGCGGTCGATGCTGGGGTGCCGGTGACGCCAGAAATCACCATCGTCACGTGCTGGCCGCTGTTGACGGTATTGGCCGCGCTGCAAGTGGACGTCGTGCGGCTTGCGGCTGAGACGACGATGGCGTTGCAGCCGGTTACCGGCGTACCGTTGATCTGAATCGACACGGTAAAGGTGCCACCCGTTGTGTAATAGGTGATGGTGTCGATCGTGCCGGCGCCCCAGGGCCATGTGTCGATGACCGGGATCGTGTCATTGCTGACAGCAACCGTCGCGCCCCACCAGGCGGTGAGGGTGCTGGTCGTGTTGCCGATGGTCAGCACAGCAGCGCCTGACAAAGCGAGCGGCGCGGTCGCGGTCAGCGTGCCGCCCGAGGCGCCGGCCAGGCAGGTCGGGCAGGTAAAGTTGCCGGTGCCGTTATTGTAGACCAGCGGTGCGGTGGCGCTGAATCCGGTGAGTGACGCGTATGGCCCTTGGGTAAAGCCATTGAACCGGCCGAACAGCCCCTGCGTGGTGCACCAGATCATGCCGTTGGTGGGAGATGTCGGCGCGGTGCCTTGCGGGCAGATCAGGTTGGCGCCAACGCCAGTCGAGGCCGCTGTGGTTAATGTGCCGGAGAAGGTGGCAGCGGCGATCGTGGCGGTGCCGCTGATGACTGGATTGGTCAGTGTTGCTGTGGGAATGGTCAATGCTGTTGGCAGCGTGGTGGCGAACGCTGGCAGAGAGGCGCCATTGCTGACCAGCACGGCGTTGGGGAGTTGCCCCAGGCACGTTACCGACGTGCCGGACGCCGCGTAGTAAGCCAGCGCTGGCGCACTGCCGCAGTTGCCGACTGTGCCGCCGCCGCCTGACCCGCCGCCGGGAGGTGCGCCGCCGTCGATCGCCGTGCCGTTTGCCGAGGTGACGATGGCGTTGCCAGGAACGAAGGTACCGGTTGCGGTGAGCAGGCGCGGGCCGTTGCCTTGACCGTTGACGGTGCCGCCGAGCGCCACAACTTGGCCGGCGACGTTGATCTGCAGGTTGGACGGATTGGACAACTGCACCCAGGTGCCGGCGTTGTTGCGATAGCTGAAGCATCCAGTACCGGCGCCGGCACCTTCCGAGCCGTTGCGGCAATCGCTGGTCCAGACCCACAGGCTGGCGGCGCCCGAGCCGGGCAGCGCACCGATCGTGGTGGACAAGAATGACACCGGCCCGCCGAACGACGTGGTGGCGCCGTTATTGGCGATCTGGAAGGTCGGGCCTGTGCTGGTGATCGAGGGCGCGGTGATTGCGCCGGTGACGCCAAGGGTTGAGCTTAGCGTGGTGGCGCCCGAGACGCCGAGCGTGCCGGTGATCGTGGTGTTGCCGGACGCTAGAGTCCCGACCAGCGTGGTGTTGCCGGTGACGCGGAGCGAGGACAGCGTGGTGAGGCCGGCGGGGATGTTCACCGGCGAGCTGAATGTGGTGACACCGGTGACGGAGAGGCTGCCGCCGATGATGGTATTGCCGGAGGCCGTGATGGTTGAGGCGACGACTGGGAAGCCCGAGCCGACCAGCGTGCCGAGGGTGAACTTGACCGACTGGTTCGATCGCGTCGGGCCGACCGCCTGCTGGCCGAGCACAATGTCGTTGATCTGCGGATTGACCCCTTCCGCCTGGCAGGCGGTGGAATTCGGCACCGTGGTGAGGCAGGCGGGCTGCGAGCGGGCGCTGGCGATCGACGCCAGGATCAGGGCTAGGGTGATGAAGAGGGCAGAGAGGTAGCGTCGCATATCGCGCAGTCCATCCAGGATGTGCGCTTACGGGACGCCCGAAGCCAGCCACCCTACCGCGCGCGGGTGTCACGGTTCAAGTTGCAGCGTCGTTAGGTTTGGGAGTATGCTGTGCGCCTGGACCTACCCCTTGCGCCGGCCGCGGTAATGGTCGGCGCTTCTTTTATGGCGCATGCTCCTGGGCGCGACGGAAACGCTCCTTTACTTCTGGCGTGCCGGTCTGTTCGATCATCCGCCTAGTCCGCCCTGATATCGTCGGGTTTTGTGTTTGGCGGATGAAGCGCCCGATCTCTCGCGGCTCCATGCCGAGACGGCGCAGCTCCACCCAGGCGCCCTCGGTGTCGCCGTTGATGATTTGCTTTCTGATGTCGGGCATCGCCTTTTGCAGCGCGTATTCGTTGCGCTGTCTCTGGGCAAGGGCCTCGCCCGCGGCCCGCCCGCCCGGCACACCCTGGCTGACCGTGAAGGCCCCGGTCAGCGGGCCCAGCAGCTTCATCGCTGAGACGCCGGGATCAGCCTGCGTCTTCTGCCCTAGCGCATACTGCTGGAATAGTTCCTTGCCGCCCTGGAGCATCATCGTCGGCCCCCAGTTGCTGGCCAGGTGCTGGACGATGGCGCCAGCGGTATCGAGCCAATCGCCCATGGTTTCTGGGTGCGGCGGTAACTGTGCCCGGCCCAGCGTGTCATAGCCCATGCCTAGTTCAAGGAACGGACGCACAGGGACCGGCCCGGGCGAGAGCTTGTTCATTAGCATCGGGCCGAAGTGGATTGGCCAATTGATGAACTCCTTGCCGACCTTGCCGGGCGGCAAGCTCAGGTAAATGCCGCGCCCGTTGCTGTCGACGCCGGCATAGACATGGTCCTGCTTGCCGGGCTCGTTCCAATGCTGCGGCAGCACACCGAAGATGCTGAGCGGGTTATGCGTGACAGCGTCATGGAGTGAGAAGGCTGCCTGGTCATACCAGTCGTTGAAGACGTTTTGTGCCGTTTCTGGTAGGTTGCTTGCATACGACTTCATCTTGGTGACGAGCGGGTCGTCAGACGAACCTCCCACCGGATTGTCGCGCAGCACCTGCAGCCCGGCCTGCACAAGCGCGTTGGCGATGTAGAAGAAGCCGATGTCCAGCGCGACGGCAGCTCGCGCCTCACGCTTCATATGCTGCTTTGCCGACTTGGCTACATCAGGCCCAGCCATCTCCTCGATCCGGGCGCGGATATGCGACGGCGCGCCGTTAAACATATCCTTCAGCACGCCAGCGTTGCCCAGCGTGAACGAGCGCGAGAACAGCAGCAGGTTCGCCGCCATGTTGGCGCCCTTGCTGAGGTGCTCAGGCGGTAGCGCGCCGGCGTAGCGATTGGCAAAGTGCGCCCCTATCGTCGCGGCGACATCGGGAGCGAAACCCTTTTTCTGAGCCTCTTTCGTCATATGGTTGTAGATGCCGACCTGGAGATCGAAAACCTTGTCCCACAGCAGCCGCTGGTGCACTTGTTCCCAGGCGTGCGGGATAGCCATAACCGCACGGCGAAACGCACCCTCAGACACCGGCTCGCGCGCCTCATCAGCAATCGAGGCAAGATCGACCCAACCGCTACGGGCACGGCCAAGTGGGGCGAGCCCGTGTTGAATTGCCCGATCCATGTAATCGAGGTCCTGCCGTAGTACCCGGCCATCGCGCAGCGCTTGGAGCGTCAGCACGCGCATCGGCATGACCGCCAAAGCGCGCCCCATCTCGACGCCTAGATGGATGTAGGGGGAGGCCATAATGACCGACATTAGGCCACTCTTGCCGCTCTGCAGCGTCCTGTACCACTGCGGCGACTTCTCGGTGATGACCGCCTTTATGGGTCCTTCAAATCCAACTGGGATGCGGATATCGCGGTAGCCTGTGCCGGTCCATTCGCGAAATGCCGGATGGTTCGGCATGGTGGTGTAGTCGGCGGGGTTGAGCAGGCCGGGAATATCCCCCCGCACCACTGTCTGCACGCCGGTCTCTTTTCCGACCCTATCGATCTTGTCGATCAGATCACGCGCAATGATTGCTCGCTGGATCGAGGATAGGACGTTCGGCAACGCGCGAATGTCACGCACCATCTGCGCCTCAGGCCCGAGCTTGGCCTGTGCTGCCGCCTCAGTTTCCTCCGGTGTCAGATGCTCACGTCGCATCGGCCCGGCGGTGCTGGACAGATTGCCGCGTTGGTCAATGGTGATCGACGCGCCCGTCCCGCCCTGCGGCCGGGTGAAGCCTTGCTCTTCGGACCACATCAACATGCGGCGCGGCATGTAATAGGGCAGACCTTGCGCCTCGGGCGCCACCATCCCGCGCTCTTGCATCTGATGCCAAAGGTTTTGCGAGATGGCGTCCAGCGCATCGATCATCTGGCGTTGTGGCTCGCTAAGGCCGGTGAGCCCGGTGTGGCCAGCATCAAACTCGGCGCGCGCCGCATCGCGCATGTCCGGCGGCATCTGCCGCACCTGCTGCTCGAACACAGACTGAGCGTCCATGGCCCGCCCCATGGCATCACGCTCTTGGCGACCGAACTTGCTTTTGATGCCGCGGTCGATCTCATTGAAGTGGTAGTTGTTCTGCCGCATCAGATTGGCGACGTCGGCGAGCGATGCTTGAGCGAATGTGTCGCCCTTGCCCATTGGAAAGAGCATGTCGTCGCGGAACGATTTGGCGATTGCGGCCGAGTTGTCTCGGAGACCCCGCAGGGGCTTTGCCAGCGGGCCGAATGCGCGCTTCCACGCCTCGGGATCGAACAGCGCGCCGGGGAATGAGTAGAGCTGCGCGCCGGGTGACTGGTCCCTGCGAGCCTCTACCTCCGCCATAAACTGGTCGCGCGTCTTACCCTCAGTCTCGATGCCGTGTTGCGACGCGAGGCGGTCAATTTCGGAATTGGCGAATTTGGCGCGCTCATAATTGGCGACCGACGCGTCGTCGAGCATCGAGTAGCGCGGCCGATACTTCAGGTCATCGTTCAGCGCGTCGCGAAGATCATTGATCGATGGGCGCTGATCGCCGAGATCGGGGAAGTAGCCAGCCTCCCAGGCGCGCAGCGCGGCTTCATCCATCGGCAAGCCGGTTTTGCTGATCAGGCCCGGCCGATATTTGGCGCCCCCGAGGGTGGAACGGACATCGCCCCCCTCATCGCTTATGCCGCCTTGGCGACGCAGGAATTGCGAAAGCCGTTCCGGCTCCTTGGGAGTTGGCTCGTAGGGTGTTATCTGCTCTAACGCTGGATTTTCGGCAGATTTGGCAAAATTTTCGGGAGCTTCTGTGGGCGGCGGTTCGCCGAAAGGCGGTTCCTCGGGGAGCTGGGTTTCGGCTTTCGGTGGGGCGGCTTGCGGCGGGGGCTCCGGCTCCGTCCCAGCCTTACGTTGCAGCGCATCAATCGCGCCTTCTGCCGGCTCACCAGCGGCGGCCTTCTGCAGATCGGCGACGCCTTCGGCTTCCGGCGCTGCCTCGCGTGCTGCGTTCCGCTCGCGCGCCTGTGCCGCCATCCGATCGAGCGCGGGGATGCCTGTAGATTGAGCCGCGGGGGGACTTGGCTCTGCAGCAGCCGCGTCCCCCTTTGGAGCGGTGACGTGGACGGTAGGCAGCCCTTGCTCGACCTCGGGAACTGCCGCCGTTGGTTCGGCCCGCACCGCAGGACCACGCGCTCCGTGCAGTTCCGGCGCGCCGGTCTGCAGCCAGTCCATCACCTCGCCAACGGCTTTCCCCGCGTCTTTGCCGCCAAAGTATTTGGCCGCCTGCGTGGCTGCTTCTGAGCCGGCAGCGATGACGGTATTGATCGCGCCTAGCGGCACGATGGGCTGGGTCAGTCCGGCCATGCCATGCTGCGATAGCCACTGGCCAGGTCCCGACTGAGGATTAATCAGCGGTGGCGCCGACGTGTAGCCCTTGGCTGCCGCCTCATTGACTGCTTCCCCTGCCTCAGCGAGCGCTGCGTGCCGCTGCTGCAATTCCTTTCCGTAGTTGGCCCATGGCATGGATGATGGCGCGGGTGCCGTGGCGGCATCGTTCGCCAGCTCGCCCTCGGATGGCCCGACGCCGGGCGGTGACTGCGGATGTTCTGCTGAAGTCGGCTGGTCTAGTTCCGCAGGTGGGAGCCGCCCGGGGCGCGGGTTAAGCCCGAGGTGCTTATAGACCGCGTCGTCGCCGTAGCCGGCCTGGCGTGCTGCCTCGAACTTCGGCCCCCAAGTCTTGGACTGGCGTAGGTAGTCGCCGATCTGCTGGTCGTTGAAGCCAGACTTGCGCGCAGTTTCGATCTGCTCACGGATGTTGGGCTGCTGCGGGGCTTCGGCGACCTGCTCCGGCTCGCGTTCACGCGCTGCTACGCGCCGGGTGTAGTCGGCATGGACCTTCCGTGCGTAGCCCTCGACATCGTCCGTCGCTCTGCCGCCAGGTCCAGCGTAGTAGGCCATGACCGCAGCCGCTGGGTCCCCGCCAAGTTTATCAGCGTTTTGGCGCAGGTAGCGTGCGGTGCCGTGGATGGCATCCGGCGCCCAGGTCGGGTTGATACCAAGCTCGCGTGCGGTGCCCGGCATGAACTGGCCGCGCCCTAAGGCTCCGGTTGACGATATCGCGTTGTCGTTGTCACCACCGCTTTCGACATGGTGCACAGCGCGGATCAGATCGGGGTCGATGCCGTTGGCCCGGCCCGCGTCTTCATAGACGCTGTCGTAAGTCTCGCTCACTGGCCGAAGATGTTCTCAAGCGATGGGCCGCCTTCCGGCGGAGTGCCGACAGCACCAGTCGCGGGCGGACTAAGTTCCTGCTTGATCTGGCGGTTAATGTTGAGAGCCTTTTGCTTGGCCTGATCCGGCGTCATCTTGCCGCCCATCAGCATGTCGTTCGTCAGGATTTTGATGGCGTCCGTGGTGAGCTTGGAGACTTCGGTGCTGTAAGCCTTCTCCTGCGCGCTACCCTTCTGCCAGCCGAACTTTTGACGCGCCAGGTCGAGTGCCTGATCGCGTGTCTGCTGCGCGGCCATCTGCTGCTCGTGACGCTGCTGCCTCCAATCCTGGAGGTCGGCGTGCTTTTGAGCGTCTTGGTTAAGCTTCGTGCCTCGGTAATCCTTCAGGTCCATAGCTTTGCCAAAATCGAGGCCGAGGTGTTGCTCGCGAAGGTTCACGCCCTGCTGGCGAATGTCCCTGTCCTGCTGCCGGAGCGGATACAGGGCCTTGAACTCTTCGTCGCGCCGGGTCTCGCGCTTGTCCTCCATGATCAGCTGCTGGCGGTGCCACTCGACTTCGTTCGCCAGCCGCTCCGCCGCCTGCTGCTCAGTCTCGCGCATGTGCCGCTGCTGCGAGTATTGCTGCAGCCCGGCCAGCGCACCGCGGCCGATGTTGGTCAGTGCGTTGGGTGATGTGCCGCCCATCGTGCCGAGCCCGGCATATAGCAGCGCTTCCCATGGATTGCCGGCTGCAGGCTGACGCACTTGTGGGGCGGCCATCTGGGGCGGTCCGGCCAGCATGCCGTTGCCGGGTGGTCCGCCCATCGGCATTCCGCCACCCATCGGCCCGATCTGCGGCGCGGGTGGTGGCCCCATGCCCATCGGGGGGCGCACGGGCGGTGCCGCCATGCCCTGACGCTGCGGTGGAATCGGTGGTGTGGGCAGCACCATGTCGCTCGGCGCCCCTTGCGTGCCTGGTATTGGCTGCGAGGGAGCGAATGAACCAGGCACTTGATCATAGAGCGGACGCGGTACGTCGACCGCATTAGGCGGCATGGCGGGGGTGAACTGGGGAGGCGCCTGCGGCTTGTCGTAGATTGCCCAGTCCGGCAGCCCGACCGTAGGCTCGTCGTCCTCCGGCGAGCCGCCGCCTGCCATGCCACCGCGGGCGCGGTTCAGCATCGGCAGCCAGCCGTCCGCTGTCGGATACGGGCCACGATAGTCCGCGCCAGCACCTGCCGCTGGATCGATGCCCGGCACCCCAGCGGTATTGGCCTGGGTCAGCGGTGTGTAGTTCATCGACGGCATGGTTGGGCCGGGGCTCGCCTGCGGCGGGCCACCCATCGGCAGCGAGGCGAACGAACCGGGCAGAGGCGCGTTGGGCACGGGCGTCGGAGTAGTGGGCGGAGCCTGACCCGAGCCGGCCGAAGCAGTAGCCGGCGGTGGTGCTGCCCCAGGCGGTGGGGCCGGGGGTATAGCGGACGCCCTGACGGCATCCAAGTAATCGTTGACCGCGCCCATGCCGCCTGACCCCACGTTCAGGTGCGGCACTCCCGACTGGACGGAAACTGAGACCGGTGCCGCGCCGCCCGAAGCGCGGCCGGGATAGAAGCTTGGGTTGAAGCCACGATAATCCGCCGCCGCGACGGCTGCCGGATCGATGCTCTGCACTCCGGCGTTGGCCAGGGTCGACAATGTGTAGCCGATCGGCTGCCCGCTGGGTCCGACTTGCGGCAGATTGGAGGTGGCAGCAATCCAGCTGGGTGGGATAGGCGCGAACTGGCCGGGCAAAGGTGCACCCGGAGCTGGCGCTGGAGCCGGGGCTGCTGCTGGTGCGGGAGCTGGCGCGGGTGGTGCAGGTGGAGCGGGCGGCGGTGTGGCCGACGCCTTGGTGCTTGCCAGGTAATCGTTGATCGACCCCATACCGGGGGCTTCAGTGCGTCCGACGTTTAGCTGCGGGATGCCTGGCGAGCCGGCATACGACCCCGGCTTGATGGTAACCGACACCGGCGCCTCGCCGCCCGAGGCGCGACCTGGAATGCGCCCGCCGCGTGCGGCCAGGGCCAACGCCCCGCCTATAGCGCCAGCGCCGGCAGCGGCTGCAGGCGCCGCATCAGCGGCGATGGCGGTCATCAGCGCCGCATCGCCCAGACCGACGCCGCCGTATGCCAGGCTGGCATCGGTAGCGGCAGCGCCAGCGCCCATACCAAGGGCACCTCCCAACCCGCCAGCTCCAAACAGTCCGGCTTGGTTCGCTAAGGCAGCCCCACCCAATGCGGTCATACCCGCGCCGGCGATCTGCGAGGCCGGCGACGCGCCAGGATACCTGGTCGATGACGTGCCGCCCGCCGCGCCGCCCAGGCCTGAGGCGATGCCCGCCTCCCAGCCGGCTGTCTGGTACGGCCAGGACTGCGCCGCGAGCCACTGCTGGTAGGGGATGTTGAGCGACTGCTGCGCCTGCTGTTGTTCCAGGTTGCCGGCGCCCATCAGCGCGTTTGCGCCGGTCAACGTGTTGTTCAGCGCTTGGTTGCCGAGCCCGGCCATACCGGCTGCGGCCTGATTGTTTAGCCAGGCGTTAGCCTCGCGCGCCCCCAGCTGCATCTGCGCTTGCTGCGCCGCAGCATTGGCGGCGTTCTGATACAGTCCACCGGCTGCTTGGCTTCCCTGGATGCCGAGCGGGCCCTGCTGCAGGGCGTTCTGCATCGTCTGGCCATAAAGGCTTCCTTCGAGCCCCAGCGTCTGATTGCTCAGCCCGGCCTGCTGCAAGGCGTTCTGTGCGCCCTGACTATAGAGGCTGCCCTGTAGCTGCTGGCCCTGGAGACCAAGGCCTGCCTGTTGCAGTGCTTGCTGTGCTCCCTGGTTGTAGATGTTGCTCTGCAGCTGCTGGCCCTGCAGGCCGAGGCCGGCTTGCTGGAGCGCGTTCTGTGCTGCGTTTTGGTAGAGCTGGCCTTGCAATCCGGCACCCTGCAGGCCCTGTCCGGCTTGTTGGAGTGCGTTCTGTGCCGCTTGATTGTAGATGCCGGCCTGCCCCAACTGACCCTGTAGTCCGAGCTGGCCTTGCGCCAGGCCGGTCTGGGCCGCTTGACCGTAGAGCCCACCGGCCAGCCCAAGGCTCGATAGCTGCGCCTGTTGGTTCGCCAGGTGCGCCTGCTGCTGTTGCTGCGCCGTCGCGACCGCCTGCTGGTAGCCCTGGCTTTCCAGTCCGGCGATGACGGGCGCCTGTGCCAGCTGCTGTTGGTTCGCTAGCGTGCTTTGCGCGATCGCCTCACGGTCGCCGCCAAAGGCGCCGGCCGACACCGCGTTACCCGACAGCTGGTTGGACTGCTGGCGGTTCTGGTTGTTGAACTGCGCCTGGGTCTTGGCGACGACATTGTCCAGGTAGGGATTGAGGTACTGATTGATCTGCTGCGGACCGAGCTGCTGGAATTGCCCGATCGTGTCAGGGGCGATGCCGGCAATGCCGCGCATTCCGCCGACGTCCATGCCGGACTGACCGATCGCACCGCCCGTGATGCCGGGGATGCCACCAGCAGCCTGCTGCATCGCAGCAACGTTCGCGTTGCTCTGGTTATTATAGCCCTGCAGCATGCCAGGGATGCCGCCTGCTACCCCATACTGCGCACCAATGCCGGCATTGCTCTGGCCAAAATAGTTCTGCAGTGCCGGCTGCACCGCATCGGCGATACCATACATCGAGCCGACGGCAGCGTTGTTCTGCCCGAAGTAGTTCTGCAGCGCCGGCTGCACCGCATCGGCGACGTTCTGCATGCCGCCGACGTACTGATTGCTCTGGCCTAGGTAGTTCTGTAGCGCAGGGTAGGCCGAGCCGGCGACAGTATTGATCGCTCCAGCACTGTTATTCGCGTCGGTGAAAGCGTTGGTGAGGTAGCCGCCAATGCCGTTGGCAATGGCCTGCTGCATGCCGATGCTGGTGTTCTGGTTCTGAAAGTATGGATCGAGGCTGCCGGCTAGCGGCGTGGTCGCCGCGTTGTAGTAGTCGGCGGCAGCATTGATGTAAGGCGCGGAAATGCCCTGCGCTGACTGGATGTTGCCGATCGCCGCCTGCTGGTCGGGCGACAGCGGCGCCTGGAGATTTCCGCCGTACTGCTGGTAGGGCTGGGCCGCGAGACCCTGTGCGTTCTGAACCGCGTGGGTATAGGCGTCGAGGAACTGCTGCGGCGGCTGCTGGTTCTGGACTACTGTATTAGTGCCGCCGCCACCCTTGCACATGCTGCCTCATCCTCCATCGGCACTTTGCCGAACAGGTATGAGGCGCCAACACGACGGGCGTAGCGCCCAAACAACGCTTCCTTCGCACCGAGGCGGTCGAACGTTTCGATCGACATCACCACCGGCGCGCCACAGGGAGCGCCGACGACGTTAGCCCACCACTCAACGAAACGGAATAGTCGGAACGCATGGCGCGACCGCCGGTGCGCGGGGTGCACGTAGAGAAACCGGTCCGACCAGTAGAGGTCCTCGGAGTACCAGTGCGACCCGAGCATCAGGCAGACCGCGGCCTCGATCCGCTCCGGCCCGTCGATCAGCCCGATGACCGCGTCAGGATTGCGCCAGCAGGCGCGCTTGAGCACGGCGATAATTTTGTGCGGTGCAATACGAAACGCACCATTGGTCGCATGGCCGACGAGGCACAGGTCCCAAAGGCGGTCTAGGTCGGCGGGCTCGGCGATGCGGACGCCGCGAGGCGGTTCAGTCACCGCACCGGGCGACGACAGGTGTCGGCGATCATCCACAGCGTGGCGAAGAAGAAGACGAGCACTAGCCCGAGGATTAGTTCCATCATGCCAGTGGGATAGTCACATCCATACCCTCGCGCCAGGCACGAGATAGGCCAGAATGGTGAGCAGCGCGATCAGCAGGAGTACCAGTCGCGCGACCAATCCGAACGGATCGGGCAACGGCAGATGCTCGATGATCACCCACACCACCGCAAAGACGATAATCAGAACGAGCAGCTGGACCAGGACCATAATCATGCCGCTTCTCCCTCCAGTGCCGCGGCCACCATTTGACCCTGGAAATTGCCCTCCGCGCCAAACGCGTAATACGCGCCGATCTGCGGCACATGCCGCGCGTGTAACGCCATTTTGTTGGTCAGACCGTCGAGCGTGAGCACATCCCAGCGCATGATGATGCGGTGACCGGCTGCCTGCTGCATGCCGTTATGTGCCCAGCGGGCAAAGCCGAACAGCCGTCGGCCGTAGTGGCGACGCGGGTGATGCAGGTCGTGTTTGATTTCCTCCGGCAGCTTACGCGCTGCTGGCGACATGCCGCACCAGACGACCGAGATGAATGGTTCGTCGCTCACTTCCGAGGTCGCGAAGGTCATGCCGATCGAGGCGTCGATCGCGCCATGCTCGCCATCGATGACCCCAGCGATGGCGCCGCTCCTCTGCAGGCAGCAGCGCTCCACCAGGTCCTGGATTTTCGGCGCGGACAGCGTCAGCACTTCGCTCTCGACCAGAATTTGCGGCACCAGCTCGAATAGCGGTTCGATGTCGCTTTCCGTCGCGCGACGGACCCCGTGTGGATTGTTCATGCTGCTTTGGCCCCGACCGGTCCCTTCAGTTCCTTGAGTTTCTTGATGTGCCGTTTGCGCAGGATCATGGTGAACAGGTCGAGCACCCGTTTGCCGCGCGCCATATCGCCGTCGCCGAATACCCATTGTACCTGCTCGGGCGTGAACGAAAATTCCCCGTGGCTGAGCGCCACTGGCTGATGTTCGGCGGCCGCGTTGTCGTTGGCGACGCCACCTTCCGCTAGAGCTTCGGGGGCCTGCGGTGCTTCCTGTCCGGTGGGCGGACGCGGGAGACCGCGCCCACTCCCGTGCATCGCGGGCAGCGCGATGCCACGCGGGCCAGTTGACAGCATGCGCTGGATGGCGCGCGCGCCATTCAGGCCGTTGCCCTCGCCAATGTAGGCCACTTCCTCGGACGGCAGGATGTAGCTGTCGGGCATCGCGGTGCCCTTGATCGCGTCGGCCCGTCCGGATGTGTGGCCCTCCAGGTATCCGGTCATCGGCTTCTCGGGCCCCATCAGGGGCGCGGTCGATGGCATAGCCCCGCCGGCGTCATAGCCCTGGATCGCCCCAGACGGTGGCGCCATGCCGAGCATGCCCGGCATCGCTGGGTTGGTCTCGGCCATGCCCATGTTCCGCTGGCGCAGTAGCTGGCGGATGATCCCGCCCTGCGGCGAGGTGCCCGTCCTGACCGCCAGCTCGCGCAGCTTCTCGGTCGGCAGCTGGGAAAACTTTTGCAGGTTCGCCTGGTAGTTCGGCGACGTGGTCTGTGCCGTCGGCTCGATCGGGCCGTTGTCGTTCATCATCCCGCCGTCGGCGCGATGCTTCCCGGCCCATTTGTTGGCGACTGCCAGCGCCATCCCTTCATCGCCCGAACTTTTCAGCACGGCGTTGGCGATGCGCGCGGCGTGCCCCGCTTTCTCACCGTGCAAGGCATGATTATGCGATGCCATGCCCCTTGCGTCCCAAGGCATCAGCGTTTTCCCTTTTTCTGCGGTGGCTGCAGAAACCAGCGGTCTTCCAGCGCTTCCCACACGTCGATGCCGTCCGCCCGTCGCCGCCTAGCCCCGGTTTTATCGCCTTTGCGGAAATTGTGGCTCTTCGCCATCGGCGTGCCGTCGATCTCGATGATGACGCTGTTCGCGTCGATCACGCGATCGACCCGGCAGCGCATGATCTCGCCCGGCAGATGCACAACGAGGAGCCCACCCACTTTGGGGCGGATCAGCGGATAACCCGACGTAAAACGTTGCAGCACAGGCACGATGATCACCATAACACTTGCGGTCGTAGCGGCGCTACACGCGGACGCCGCACCGTGCCGCGCATGGTAATCGTCTGGTCAGCTTGGGTTTGGATAATCGCGCCATGGTTCGCCACCTGCCCCTGCATGCTTATTGTTTGGTCGGCTTGCGTTGCGACAATCTGCAGTACTGGCGTGAGCACGCCGCGCATGTCGATCGCCTGGTCGTCCTGCGTTTGAACGATGGCGCCGGTGGCGGGGCCGATGACTATTACTGGCGTGGGCCAGAAGACCGCCTGCTGTTGGGCGGCACGAAGACCTGCTCGGGCCGGCGGCTGAATCGAAAGCGGTTGCCACCAGCGGTCTACAGTGGTCGCCTCTGGCCGCGTGGAGACGTGCCAGAAGAAGGTTTGTTGGCTGGCGACTCGCAGACCAGGCTTTGGCGCCGGTGGCAGTGAGAGTGGCGGCAACCATCGATCGACGGTTGTCCTCTCCGGTACAGATGGCAGGCTCCAGGAGAACGCTAGCTGGTTTGCAGCAGAGAGACCGCGCTTTGGGGGTGGTGGTGTTGCAAATGGCGCGAACCAGCGGTCGAGGGTTGTGGCCTCGGGCGCTGTGGAAACGTGCCAGGAGAACGCCAGTTGTTCGGCCGTCGGCAGACCGCGTTTTGGCGCAGGCGGTGTTTGTAGCGGAGCGAACCACCGATCGAGGGTGGTGGTCTCTGGCGCCGTGGAGACGTGCCAGAAGAATGCTTGCTGCTCTGCCGCGGGAAGGGCGCGCTTGGGAGCCGGTGGTGTAGCGAGTGGGGCGTGCCAGCGATCGAGGGTCGTTGCCTCTGGCGCTGTAGACGGTGGCGCGGTGAGACCGGAGGCGAGCGCTGCGGCGAGCGCAGAACGACGGACGACGGGAGTGGCAAGCGGCTGGAGCCAGCCAATAGACGTCGTGGTCGTCGGCGGTGTGAAGACCGGTTCAAAATGCGTGGGGTAAAGAAGTCTAGGCATTCATTACCCCTCGTAGGATTTGCGCGTCCGCTCCCTCTCCAGGCCGCGCTCGATCATCTCAAGCAGCTTTTCTACCGGACGGCAGATATCCTTATCGACGCACGGGCCGCAGATATTTTTGCCGCATGCGCGACAGAACCCACCGATATCGGCGGCACGCTCACGGGCGTTGACGAAAACCACACCGCTGCAATGCGCGCAGGTAAAGGTGTCGTGCTCGACATCAATCAGACGCCCATGGCGATCACGTGCGACAATCGGATCATCGCAAATGATCTGCCCATAGCCAGCGCCTCTCACTGCTCTTCAAACCAGAACGCAGCAGTCGAGGTCGCCGTGCCGCCAGACACCGAGCGGGTGCGGAGGCCAAGCCCGTTGAGGTTTGTTGCTGGCCAGACCATCTCGCCACCCGGCGGGCAAACCCAGCGGTAACTCGCGCGCTGGTTCGTGCCGAGATAGAACAGCGAGCTGGTCGCGGTGACAGTCGGCTCGACCGTGTGATTTGCCGTTCCGACAGTAAATGCCGCGGCATCCGCCGGATCGAGCGCGAGCGGCGTCACCGCCGTTCCGGTGCCGATCGTGGTGTAGCGAGAGATGTCCCATTCATAGGTCTGATCAGCCGCTGTGCCGATCGTGCCGAAGGTGAAGTCGTACAGCTTCCCGCGCTTGAGGGAAGTCGTCTGCGCGGTCACTTCCAGCAGCGACTTGTAAGTCGAAGTGATCGCCTGGAGCGTACCGGCGAGACCGTTGTTGACTGCGAACTTGGCCATGTATCGTCCTTTCCTAGTAAGGGATTATTTCCAGGCGACGTGCCGGCGGCGTTTCCAGGAAGGCCGGTGGAGAGTTTATCACCATAGCCGCTATATCGATACGTCCAGGGTTATAAAGCGGCGCCAACGGGTCTCCATAAAGCCGCCGGATTTCGGTGAGTTTTAGCGCACGGTTCCAAATTGCGACGTTCGCTATGCCGCCCGCGTGCCAGGCATTCGCCAGGCCGTTGTCTCCGAACCTCAGTGATTGCGTTGGCTGCGTGTTGTTGACCGTAGTGACGGCGGCGGCGGTGGCCCCTTGCTGGCCATTGACGTAAACCGTGACGTTAGCGCCGTCGAACAAGCCGACCACGTGGTTCCACGCATTCTCGATCATTAAGACCGAGCTGTCGCTGGTGCTGAAATGTGCGCCGCCGCTGGCGGAGACCCCGAATTTCGGGGCGCCTGTGACATTGTCGCTGTAGGACAGCGCGAACTGATCAGACGTCGTGGCGGCGTCGTTTAGAGCGGTGACCGGGAAGCTCCAATGTGCTGGCGCGAAATTCGGCCGCAGCCACACCGATACCGTTATTGCGTTGAGCGGCAGTTTGACTGAGTAATTTGTGTTTATAGAATTGGTCGAACCATTAGACGGGAAGTTGAGAGTGCGGCCCCACTTGCTGCCACCGCGATTGACGGTGCCGGTCCAGGTTGCCGATGTCTTGCAGCGGCCACAGGTGTCAACAACTTTGGTGCCAACGTTCTCGTTCAAAGGAAAGAAGTGCAGCAGTCCTTTGGCTAGACTGTCATTCCAGTCGATCGTGGCGGCGCCACTATCCTGATGGACTGCAAGTCGGTTTATGTGGTCCATCTAGATCACCGTGTACGTGACGCCGGTGTACGTCTTCTGATGATTGCCCTCCGTGGCGTCGAGCGCCTGCCCTGTAAAGTTCTGTAACACGAAGCCCCACTTTAACGGCAGCACTCCACCAAAGAAACTTGCGACAGAGATCACCGTTCGGTATGTGACGCTCACAGCTGGACAGCTCAGTACTACCGGCCCCTTCATATTGGACGGGCTGTCTATCGTCACCGAGGCATTTGTCCCAACCGCTTCCGCCGACGATGCGCTGTAGTTGGTGCCGTCTTCAGACCCGTATATATAAATGTAACATGCCTTATCATTTGCGAGCGCGGATGAGCTAGTCTTGACCGCTATCGTCAATAAAGCGTCGTCGAATAGATTGCTCGTGTTGTCAACTACGGCGCTACCTTGTCCCACAGTAGACGACGAAGCCTTAGAGGCCAAAGTACACGAAATGGCCGTGGAAGTTCCAAAAGCAATCTTGACTACTGCCATCTACGCCACCGTCACCTGGGTCCACGATGTACCGTCATAGAACGAGCCATAACGATTCCACGGGTTTTGGTTGTTAACCGCCTGCTGCAACGTGGTGAATCGCGTCACCAAAGCATTGCTGATCGCAGGAAACCCTGTCCCCACCGCGAAAGAAAATTCCTCCACCCTCTCCAGCACCTGCCCGGCCTGCAATGCGGTTAGTTCTCCAGCAGACAGACCGATGACGCGGCTCTTGAATGTCGCGTCGGCGTTGAACTGTTGACGGGCCGCAGGCACGGTCAGCCAGAAACATACGTTGTACCGCAAATCGCTGGGCAAACCAGGCTGATCAAGAATGATGATCTGTCGCGCCAAGGTGCATCTCCATCAGGCGTTGCCGGCGGTGATCGTGTAGGTGGTGACAGTGACCGCCTGACCCGCGGTGATGGACAGGTTGTCGAGCGTCAGGTTGCCGCCGCCACCAGTTATCGTGACGTTGCCCTGCTGGTGACAGGTACCGCCGCCGGAATACATGCGCCACGATGCTGCGCTTCCACTTCCTGACGCCGCCACAGTCCATGAACCAGCGATCGTGGTGACGCCGCTGGCGCTGGTCATAAACGTCGCGGGCAGTGTGATCGTTGCCAACAGGCCGGACGGATCGGCCGCCGCGCAATTCACCGGCTCTGTGCCAGAGAATATTTTGACCGTGCCGGAACTACCCACCACAGTCTGGATGGCTGAGGTCTGCGCGTCCCGCAGGGCAGTCGAATACTGGAGCGCCACAGGTCAGGTCCTCACGGTGTGCGATTAAAGGCGGTTACGCTCGCGCCGGTCTCGTACTGCGCTGCGCCGAGCCGGAGGGTGCAGTCCACTGCCGTTCCGTTATCAATGAAGGCGACGCACTGCATATCGACAAAAACGCCACCCACCGGCGTGAGCACGTTGGTGTACGATGTCCGCACGAGCGGCCCACTAGCAGGCGTGATGCCAAAGCCCGGGGTAGATGAAGCAAGGTAGGCATTGCCGCTATCCTGCCAGTCGATCTGCATGCCCCATTCAAGACTGCCGATCGAGCCACTTACCAACGCATAATAAAATGAGTAGGAATACTGAGCGCCCGCGGTGGACGGGGTATCCGAGTCATCCGATATCATGAATACCTGGAGATAGCCGTCGGCGTCGGCTGTGCCGTTGAACCGTATGTCACAGGTGGGGAGGCCGTCACGGTCGGTACGGCGGTCAACCAGCGTGACGGTGATGCCGCCAGGGGTGGCTTGGACAAGCCAAGGAAGCACACTTGGTGCCGACCCGCCTGAGCCAATGACACCGACCACTGCGCTGGCAACCTCAGTTGTCGCAATCAGATTGGTGCGCAGCTGATAGCGTCCAGCGCGAGCGAGCATCAGGCAAGGTCCCCGAACACGTACCAGGTGTTCGTCGAATACTGCCAAGCCCAAATGATCGAACCAGCGGCGCGCGCGGTGGTCGTCCCTGTGCCCGACACGAGCGTCACACCGCTACCCGCCACGAAGCCTGGACGCCCAGCCGCACCCGAGAGCCAGACCAGCCCTAGCACGTTGCCGACGGCATAGGCGTTCGAGCTGTTGGGCGGGATGGTGAAGTTGGCGGCCGATGCCGCGTTGAACGGCACGATACAGCCGCGATCATCGAGGTTCGCGGCGGCCGGTGTGTAGTTGCCCGTCTTCACACCGTTCGGCGAGACACTGATGGAGAACGCGCTTTCCGAAGCGTTGCGGATTGCTCCCTCATTGATCGCGTTGGTGTTGTTGTCCTGCTGCTCCGTGGAGAGCGCCGAGGGCGCTTTGACGGTTCCGATCGCCATACCTATGCCCTCAGTGCCATCAGGGTGATGCAGCCGTCCGCCAACGTGGGGTCCTCCACGGCGGGGGCGACGCGCTGCAGCACGTCACCTACAATCAGCGACGCGCCAGGACCAGCCAGGACAGCGGACGTGTTGGTTGCCGGCGTGATAGTCACCGTGCCGATCAGCGTGGTCACCCCGCCGCGGATGCGGTTAAAGGTGAACACCGCGTTCGCTGTCGGCGGGGTCACGTCATACACCTGAGACCCGGCCAGCACAGCAGGGATCGAGATGCTGGACGCCATTACGATGTGCTGCATCTCGCCGGCTGCCGGCACGCCGGTAAATGGAAACGCGATGGGCACCTGCTGCAGCGAGGCCGGCAGCTGTGCATAGCCGATGCTGCCGGTCGCGACGCTGACTCCGCGCAGCACCAACGCCAATTCGGCCAGCAGCTGGTTGCCGTTGATCTGCTGAGCAACGATGCTGGACACGTCGGGTGGAAGAAACCCGGACACTAATAACCCCTGCCATCTGCCGCGACACGATAGCGAAACTTTCCCAGCCGGTTGAAGGAGCCGATGTCGTTGCCCTCCACCAAGATCGCCATCTGACGACCGCGCCCGGCGAACGGCGGGATGTACGCCGCGTGCGGCGACCAGGCGAACGGCCCGACGACGCTGTAATCGTCCGACGGTAGGTTGCGAAACAGCAGCGAGATGCGAATTTGCGGCTCGCCCAAGGTGATGAAGTCCGGAATGAACTGATCGACGAACTCCATGTCCTCGCCCTCGCCGAGGAAGAAGTCCGCGGTCTGCCAGGACCAGGCTATGCCTGTGCCATTGTCATCGCGCCCAATCTCGTGCTGCAGCATCAGTCCCGACGGATCGGTGCCAAGCGGGATGCCTGGCGCGGAGCCAGCCTGCAGCGTATGGCCGACCCAGGCGGTGCGCTGCAGCTGCGGCGAGATCGAGTAATCCCAGGCGTTTTCCACCACGTTGAACTTGACTGAGCCGCGGGTGACGCTGCCCGCAACGTAGAGGTCTGACGCAGGGTCGATCGGAAAGAACAGCTCGAATTCGTTGTAGGTCGCGTTGACGCCCATGTGAAACAGGCCGGGTTGGTTGAGGTCCCAGTTGTTGTAGAGGATGTCCCAGACCGAGCACGGCACCGGCTGCGGCGCGCCGCCAGCGATGCTCATCATGTAGAAGCCATGCGGCGATAGCCAGAACACGACCTGTCCGAGCACCGCAAAGCAGCGCATGCCGAGCAGCCCGCAACGCTGCGCGATCGGCTGAAATCCAAACACGAACGGCAGGCCCATATAGGTCATCGACCAGGCGCCAAGATCAGTCCAGAGGATGGCACCGAGGCCGGTGGGAAGGCCGCCAACCAGGCGGTTGCCTTGCGGGATGGTAAACGAGCCGGCCTGATTGAACTCGGTCGGCACCCAGTCGGTGTAGTCGCCGTTGGTCGACCAGCGCACCAGCATCGGCTGCTGCTGGCCAAACACTTCGGCGCCCAGCGCCACCACCATCCGGGCCTGCGACATGACGAAGACCGCGGTATTCGCGGTCGGCGCGTCGGGAGAGACAATGGCGGCCGGCACGATGGCCGGTGGGGTCCACTGATAAATTCCACCGCCGCTCGGGCTGGCGATTAGCACCGCGCCCCAGTTGGTCAGCGACCACTGCCGCATCGGTTGGATCGCCTGCTCGGACGCGAGCGACCCACCATAGTCTCCGGCGCCGTAGTCGCCGCCGCCATAACCAGAGAGCGCGGTGTCCTGCGCAAAGCCGGTCTGCAGCAGGTAGCGAATTTGCGCCGCACCGCCGTTGAGCGGCACGGTGGCGCCGCCAGAGGCGGTGTCAGTAACGCTGATGGTAAAGTGCGAACTGTCCGGCACAGTCTCCACGGCATAGAGCCCTTCGACTGTCACTCCGGAGAACGTGGTCGGGACCACCGCATTATAGGGCGAGCCGACGGCAAGACCGTGTTGCGGGAATTCCACCGTGATCACCGCGCTGCCGCCGGTCGACGTGTAGGTCGGCACCACCCCGCCCGACGTGGTAAACGTCGCGGGTGTCGCTGCCTCGACGGTGTATTCCGTGCCGCCGCCGGCACCCGATACCTGGTAGATACCAAACAGGATCAGCCCGTCGATCGAGACCGGTGTGGCGATGCTGATCCAGTCGCCAATCTGCGGCGCGTGGTCCGGGTCATCGATGGTGACCGCGGTGGACCCACCCTGCGTCGAGAAGGCCGGCAGCGGATTGGTGGTCGCCTGTAAGGGCGTAATGTCATCGATCACGCCGCCGGTGAACACTTCCAGCCGCTGCTCAGTACCGGCGACGATGTAGGAGTTGCCCTTGAGATCATCGAAGGCATGCAGCCCGCTACAGGTGCCGATCAGACGTTCGGCGGTCAGTTGCTGCCACCCGCCACGCTTTTCCGGCAGACCCGAACGGAACCGGATTAGCCGAGATGTATTCAGCTTGGTCTGGTTAGTCGTCGGGGTGTTCTGGACGTCGACCCCTGGCTCCAGGGTGAGGTCACGGTAAGCCACGGGTGTCACCTGCCGTCGCGGCCTTCAGTTCATCCAGCTCACGCATGACGTGTTGCAGTGCAGCAGTTAGGTAGGCGACGTCGTGCGCATAGTCGCGCGTCAGGCGATAGCCGCCCGCTACAGTGCCGTCGCTCTCGGCGTATTCGGGGCGCGCGTCCGGCACCGGCACCAGCGCGGCGCCGCGTCCGTTGATCCATTCCTCTTGGGCGATAAAGCCCGAGGAGTCCTTGCCGCCCTTCCAGGTAAAGGTGACCGGCCTGGCACGGTCGATCCACTCGCGCGCTCGCGCGGGGGAGATGGTTTCGATGGCTTCCTTGGCGCGGGCATCAGACGTGGTGAAGAAACCCTGGCCGACATAGGAGTTCGATGCGTTGCAACCGATCGCGACCGGACCCCATGCGCCTGGCGTGGTCGCAACGGATGGTTGGATGACGTAGCAGCCGTTGCCACTGATCGCGGCTGCGCCGCCGAGAGAGACCAGGCCACTAACATTGAGGGTAGTGCTGACCGATACACTCCCGGTCACGGCGAGGGTCGTCAGGAAGGCCCCGGACGCATTGAGTATGTGCGCGCCGCTGCCCGCATTGATCGTCGGCGCGGTGACAGTTGGAGCGGTGAGCAAATTCCCCGAGACCGTGCCGGACGCAGTGAGCGATGGGGCGGTGATTGCCGGGGCGGTGAGGTCCGTCGCGGTGAGCGTAATGCCGCCCGAGGTGTTGACGGTGAACCCGGCGCCCCCGCCGCCATGGTACTGTATATACTGACCGGAGGCGAAGTTGAGCTGCTGATTACCCGACGCGTTCGGCTCGGCGTAGAACTGCGCACCGGTGCCGAAATTCGTTCGACCGTTGACGGTCAGGTTGCCGGTAATGGTCTGGCTGCCGTTGACCGTGCCACCCGAATTGGTGGCGGCTGAGCCGGTGATGTTGATCGCGTAAGTGCCGCCGTCGTTCAACACCGGCTGCGCGCCGGAGACTGTCAGGCCGCCATTACACGCCGTCGTACCGCCCACGATAAGCGCGCCGCCGATCGATGTTCCGGCGTGGGTACCGTCGATCGACACCGCGCCGGTGCTCATGTTCCAAGAGAACGGCCGGAGACTGTCCCACGACCCGAACGGTTGGCCAGCCGCCGTCTGCATGAAGAACGTGGAGGAGCCGTCGTTATGGATGAACATGGCGCGCCCGCCACCGATGGCGCGGAATTGAGCGCCGCCTTGGTCGGTGCCCTGTGCGGTGATGCCACCTGACGCGGAGAACATGCCGCCACCCGAGGCGATAGCCCCGCCGGCGGAGATGTTCGCGGTGACGTTTGCGCTGCCGCCGACGGTCAGATCGCCGGTCGTGGTTTGTCCGCCGACGCCGACGTTCAGCGACGAGACATTGGTGAAGCCGTCGGTCCAGTAGAGATACCAGAGATTGTCGTTGGGCACGGTCAGCGTTGTCCCGCCGCCAGCAGTCAGGGTCAGTATCTGCCCACCGGTGGTCGCGTTCCGCACGTAGCCGATTTTCTGCACGTTCGGCATGTGAATATTGCAGGCGCTCGCCAACGTGCCGATGAAAGTCTTCATCCGATAGCGCCGCTCGTCGGGCACACCATTGCCAACGGTGAGCGTGTAATCGAGCCGGTTGGAGATATCGATTGTCACGAGCCCGTCGAGCGACTGGTCCTCCAAGGTCGCGTTGGTGCTGTTCGGCGCGCCCCAGGAATTGCGAATCGACGGATCGAACGGCTGCAGCACCGCAAAGCCGTTCGACTGGGTATACGTAGTCATGCGGCTCTCCTATCCGCGTCGGACATGCCGCGGCGGCGCATCTCCTCACCCTTGGCCGCGGCTAGGTGTTTCGTGAAGAGCGCTTCCCAGCTGAGCGCCTGGCCGGTTTCGTCGGCCGCAGCGCCGTAGTTACGATTGAGCGCGCCCGCAAGAAATACGCAGATCGCCGCCTGCAGCAGCTCGGGATACTGACGCGACAGATAGGTTGAGGGATTGGTTACGCTCATCGGTGAGGCGGCAAACAACCCACCGAGTCTGACCGTGTAAGCATTGTCCGGCGTTGGTGCGATCACCACGCTGGTCGCGTCACGCAGCGCCCAATAGCGCCCGCCCTGCCAGGTCAGCGATGGCATCATGGTGGTGAATTCGTTGGGCCAGACGCGATCGATGAAATCGATGCTGACCCGATCGAAGGGAATCAGCCCGCCATTGACCACCAGGCGAAGCACTTCCGGCGTAACCAGCGGCAGCGGGGTCGCGGACAGATCGATGACACGCGATCCCGTGGTGGTCGACGCAGAACTGTCCTCGACATACGACGCGATGAAAGGAATTTCATGGTAGATGCGCGTCTCGGCGGTACTTACGGCAATCGGGAACTGGGCGAGGAACAGCGTGTCGTAGACCGGTGTGGTTGGCACAGGCGACGGCAAACGCCCCATTGCAATGGCACAGGATTGCATCAGCGAGGACCAGGTTTGCTCAGCCATCGTGGATGTCCATCAACGCGCCCGCCAGCCGATTGTCGTCGGACGCACCTGACTGCCGATGTTGAACCCCTGAGTGAATGCGTCGCGCTTAAACCCGCCAGCCGCACCTCCGCCGGCACCGATCGCGCCCTCTGACCGCCGCGCGCGCCAGGGCAGCAGAAACGCCAACAAAAGTGCGCCTAGCGAACGGCGACTAAGTAACGCTCTCATCCGGTGCGTCCGTTGATAAAGGCGGTGATGGTGCCAGTCGTCTTGGTAAAGCAGGTCGTTGCACTGGAAACCACCGCAGTGATGCCGGTGGAGAACACCTGCGGTGGCCCCGGGGAATAGTCGATCTGTGCGTAGCTCGACGCCGGTAGCGGCACGCACGCGAGTGGCGTGACTGCGCCATCTGCTGGTGACGTGGTGGAATTCAGCACCAGCAGGAACCCAGCAGTCGATGTCAGGTTGGTCGCGTAGACGCTGTACAGATTGCCAGCGCTGGCCTTCAGCACGTGATTATTCTCAGCCGCACTGGAAACCACAGAAGTAATACCGGCGGCGGAGGCGGACGTCGGCGCGACGGTGGTCTGCACCGGCGTCATGCCGGACGAGCCCTGCACCGTCCACGGACCAGACGCCTGAGTGACGGCGCCGATCGTGTTCGAGCCCGGCGGCAACTGGGTATTCACGGTGACCAGCGTGTTGCCGCCGCTGTCACACTGCACCGGCGAAGAGCGGGTGGAGGTAATAGCGGTCGGCGCGGTGTTGAACTGACAGCCGGTGAGAATGGCGTTGGCCGGGGACACCGCGTTCTGCCCGGCAAAGTCCAGCACCGCCCCACCATTGCCGAGCAGGTTCACCGTCGCCTTCAGATTAGCCGCAGTCGCCTGCGCCACGGTGGCATTCAGGTTGGCCGCGGTGGATTGGCTGACTACGAGCGCCGTGCCGTTGGCACCGGTGTTGGCGAGCGACACCTGCAGGGGAGTGGTGGACGTGCCGACCTCGGTGCCGGAGGCGTCACGCAGGTTGGAAAACAGCGCCCGCTGCGCCGTCACCTGAAACGCACCCTGCTGCCCGGTAGTGAGTGCGTTGGAGGTGGCGGTGGTCTGGAAAAAGCCGCCCACCAGGGTCTGCGGCGAGGTGCTGGCGGTGAAGGTACTCTTGTCCGCCGCTGTCGTGGTCGTGCAGCCGCTGTCGCAGACGATGTGCAGATTGGTGCCGGTGGCCTGGGACACCGTCGCATTCAAGTTCGACGCCGTCGACTGGCTTACCTGGATCGGCGTCATTGAGGCGATGCCCTGGACTGTCATCACGCCGGTGTCTGACGTCCCGGCAGTGCCTGCTCCCGTCGCCTGCGTCTTTAGGTTCGACGCGGTGGCCTGGCTGACATTGGCATTGAGGTTCGCCGCCGTGCTCTGCACCACAGTCGCGTTCAAGTTGGCCGCTGTGCTCTGCGCCGCCGTCACCAGCACCGCCGTGCCATTGGCTGCCGTGTTAGCCAGTGAGACCTGTACCGGCGTGGTCGAAGTGCCGATTTCCGTGCCCGACGCGTTGCGCAGGTTGGTGAACAGCGCGCGATTCGCGGTGACCTGAAACGCGCCCATCTGGCCGGTGGTCAGCGCGTTGTTTGTCGCGGTGGTCTGAAACACGCCACCGATTGGCGTCTGCGAGGTGGTGCTGAATGTAAAGGTCGACGCGTCGGCCGGTGCGGTCGAGGACGAGCAACCGCTGTCGCAGGAAACATGCAGGCTGGCGCCAGACGACTGTGCCACGGTGACCGCCGTCCCCGAGGCGATGCCCTGGATGGTCTGCACGCCGGTGTCAGGCGTGCCTGCAGTACCCGCGCCGGTGACCTTAGCGTTCAGGTTCGCTGCGGTACTCTGCACCACGGTCGCGTTAAGATTCCCGGCCGTCGCCTGCGACACCTGCACCGGCGTCATTGACGCGATGCCTTGGACCGTCAGCACGCCCGCGTTGGCCGTGCCGGCGGTGCCGGCACCGATAACGGTCGCGTTCAGATTGGCCGCCGCGGCCTGACTGACGGTGACCGGTGTGGCGTTGGAAGCAGTGTTGGCAAGCGAGACCTGCAGCGGCACAGCAGCGACCCCGGCCTCAGCCCCCGTTGCGTTGCGCAGGTTGACATGCAGTGCGCGGTTAATCGTCGCTTGCACCGCGCCCATCTGACCCGAGGTCAATGGATTGGACGTCGCCGTCGTCTGATATACCGCGCCGATCGGCGTCTGCGATGACGAGCCGAAGGTAAATGCCCCCTGATCGGCCGGCGCTCCGGTAGCCGAGCAGCCACTATCGCAGACCATGTGCAAATTGGACCCGGTGCCTTGGACAGCGGTGACCGTGCCGGATACCGTCGCCAGCAAATTGCCGGCGCTGGCATTGTTGACGATCAGCGGGGTCATCCCCGAGATGCCTTGCACCGTCTGCACCCCGGTGTCAGCGGTGCCTGCGGTGCCGGCGCCAGTCGCCTGCGTCTTCAAATTCGCCGCGGTGGATTGGATTGCCGTCACAGACCCGCCGGCTTGCACCGAGACAGAGACCGGGGTCATGCCCGCGATACCCTGGACGGTCATCACGCCAGCATTCGCCGTACCCGCTGCCCCAGCACCGACCACGGTCGCGTTCAGATTTGCCGCCGTCGCGTTGTTGACGATCACCGGCGTCATCGACGCGATGCCCTGAATCGTCAGCACGCCAGCGTCAGCAGTTCCTGCGGTACCCTTACCGGTCGCGAGCACAGAGAGTCCAAGCGTCGCAGAAACCGGCGCGCAGGTGTTCGGATCAGTCGCGTCGCAGGTAATACCGCGGTTAGAGAACTGGCCGCCGATATTGGCCTTCACGTTCATCTGCTGATTGGCGCCGTCGGCGTCTTTGATCTTCAGTCCGTCGGCGTGCGCCGGGACCGATACCAAGAGCAGGAGAAGAGCAACGATCCATCGCGCCATCACGAGATCACCGGTAGGTATTGCGTATTGTCTGGGTCGGAGAAATCCAACTGCCCTTGCTGCCCACCCGGAGGCACCGGCGTCGTTCCAGGTCCCGCGTCGACCATGATCGGGACGCCCTGATCGTCGGTGATGATGTTGCCCTGATCGTCGGTGAGATACGCGAACAGCTCAGCCGGCGGTGGTGGCGGGGGTGGTGGTGGCGCCGCCTGTCCCCGGTCAAGCATGATCGGCTTGCCGAGATCATCGGTGATGACGTTCCCCAGGTCGTCGGTCAGGAAGTCAAACAGCGGTTCGACGAACGGCGGCACCGCCTCGAATGGCTCGAATGGGAAGAACGGCGGCGGCGCGGGGCCTGCCTGCTGCGTCACATAACCAGGGCGCGGGTGCTTCAGTGGCCGCGGATCAGGCGGGATGACGATCGGTCGTAGGTGATGGTGCGGCCGGTCCTCACAGGTCCCGCACACCAGAATGCGCAGATTAGCCAATTGCGGGCCGCGAAAGTCGTGCTGCCAGCGCAGATCACCGAGCCAATAGCGATGGTTGCAGCGGTCGCAGTAGCCGATCGGCTGCGGCTTATTGAGGTCAGCATAGTTGCGGGTGAGGCCCTTACCCATAGTAGGCCGCAAAATCTGGCACGATGTAGGTCGATACCCGTTCGCGGTCCTCGCCCGCCACCTCTTGCCATTTCATGCCCGCATAGGCCGTCAGCGGCACCGCGCGGTCGGGTGCAAACTTGGTCGCCAGCATGGCGGCCAGCTCCGCGGTGTAGGCCTCCAGAAACCGGAACGGCGCCTGCAGCTGCAGGCCGTTGATGATATCGGCGTCCTGGATTTGCCGCGAGCGGCGATAGCGCAGCTCGAACGGTCCGGTGTTGTCCGGCGCTGGCCAGACGTTGATCACCGGCACGACCTGCCGATCGATCCAAAACGAGGTCGGCCGTGCCTGCTGGGATTTATTCGGAATCGCCATGTATTCGTCGCGACTAATTGCCCATAGCAATAGATCAGTCGGATTGGATGCGAACCCGATCCCAGCCACCTGCGACGACAAGAGCGTCTTGCCGCCGTTCTCGGCCAGATTGGTGTTAAACCCCGCCTTAAACGAAGCGAGGATTTGGAACGTGGAGCCGGTCAGGCTGGTCGGCTGCACGGTATAGGGGCCGAACAGCTGACCACCGCCGATCGCCGTTGGCCGCTCGACGGTGAACGTCTGTCCCGCCAACTTGCCGTGATTGGCGAAGGTGACGGTGACAACGTTCGAGGCCTGCGTCATAGCAAACACCGGCACCGAGCCGCCTGGCGTCGAGATGCTGATAGTCGCCGGCTTGCCGGCATTGATCACCGCATAGCCCGAAGACGGCACAGACTGCACCTGATAGGTGCCGCTAATGATCAGGCCACCAACCGAAACCTGCACCCCGACATTGATGTAGCTGCCGACCGTCGGGGTGACCGGGAACCCGCCGATGGCGACATTGGCTGAACCGAGATTGGTGGCAAACGCCGGGGTCACCGAGGTCGGCGCGCCCATCATGTATTGGCGCATGGTGACCGAGGCCGGCAGGATATCAACGCAGGACGCGTCGTCGAAATACTGCGTCACCCCTTGCGGCATCGGCTGCACAACCTCTTGCACCGTCCAGAGGTTGATGCCGCGATTGCTCCAGCTCGACAGCACGAAATTCATCGAGCGGCGCACCGAGGTCGTGCGCTCGTTATTCAGCGAGGTCGCTGGCAACCCGCACCGCTCAAGCGCGTCGATCGCTATCTCGCTCAGAGCGGGCGCGAAGGCGTAGGTGCCCGTCGTGCCGCTCATGGCCCAGGACTACCCCTTGCCGATGTCGGGATACTTCCGATGCACTGCGGCGCGCACCCGAGCCTTTTCCGACGATGAGCCGTGCTGGCTAACGCGCGCCAATGCGTTAGCCGCGTGGCTTCGGTCTGGAATAGGATAGCTCCCGGCGCCCGCACCTTTCGGTCCTTTCCCGTGGCCAGGTAAGGCAAAGCTCGACTTCGGCATCGTCTGCCGCTGCTTCGCGGTCAGCCGGCTCATACCGTCGGCGCCTGCTCGCCCGGACCGCAGCTGCTGTTCTTGCCCTTGGGCGCGGTCGCAGAGCGGTCCGCCGAGTATGGCGAGCTGGAGCCGCCACGCGCCCGGCCCTTGCGGATCGCACCGCCACGCGCACGCCCCATGTGATGCTTGCCGCCTTCGCCTTCGACCGCGCCGCCATCGGCCCGACATTTGCTGCCGCCGCGCTTGAAGCCCTCGCTCTTGGCATCGATGTTCTCCGCCGCTGGCGAGCCCTTCGCGTTGTAGAGGTTCATCGAGCCGCCTGACTTGCGCGACCGCCGGTTTTTGTATGCCATTCGGATAGCTCCTGCCTTCCGTTAGCGGTTAGTGATGCCGGCCTGGACCACCTGCGCGGTGAGCGTGCCGGTGCCGGCGGTAATCGTAAGACGCACGCCGGTGATGGGGTTGGTAAGCGCCGTGACACCGGCGGCGCTCCCCGAGGCGATCGGTGTCGCCACGTTGATCGTCGAGGTGACGTTCAGCGTCGGGCCGGACGGCGCTGACCAGAAGTCGTCGCAGGTGCTCTCGCCCTGATAGGTCACAGACCCACTCAACTGGGTCGAGACATTAACTGCGAACGGCGTCAGGTTGGTGTTGCACCGCCCCCACCGGGTCGAGCCGGTGGTGGTAGTGCCGATGCTGATCGTCGTGGCGATCGCCCCGTCCACCCCGACCCTGGTGACCGTTTTGTAGTCCAGCACCGAGTTGGCGGTGCCGGCGCTGGTCAGCTGCACAGTCTCGGAGATGATCGCCCCGTCGTCGTTGGTGCCGACCACCGTCGCGCGGCGCGCGCTGTCATTGCCGCCCGACGTAAGCGCCAGCCGGCGCTGGGTGGTAAACGTCGCCACCCCGCCAGAGACTGACCCGCCATTCAGGGTCAGATTGCCGGCCGCCGCGAGCGCCCCAGCGTTAACGACCGCGGTTGCGGACGCCGCGGTCATCACCTTGGTCAGGTTAACCGGGATCATGAGACCCCGAGTGTGGTCTGCACCGTCTGCAGGTAGACGACAGTCACGATAGTCGTGCCCGCCGAAGTCGCGCCCGACGGTGTCGCGGTGATGTAGAGCGTTGCGGTCGGCGTCGTGGTGCCGACGTTAGACATCGCGTTCAGCTGTGCCGCCGTCCAGGCCGGACGTTGTCGCGCCGTCGCGCTCTTCAGATCGACCGATCCCCCATACTGCGTGCCGGCAGCTGCGGTACCGATACTCAGCGTGGCCGAGGTGCCGCTGTTCCACGCGACAGTGCTATCGGAGATGATGTCGATGATCGCCGATCCGCCAGGCACCACGATCGTATTGGTGACCGCCGTGGTGCTGTTCTGAACGAGCGTGGTTTGCTGCGCGAGAACGACACCGCCGAAGTCGGTGCCGATCTTACTGCCGACCTGTAGAGGACCGTTGAATGAAGTGCCAGGGCCGGGCATCTAGGTTCTCCCTACGAAGTCGGAGTGCTGCCGAACACCGCACGTGGATTGGTGTAGGCAGTTCCATACCTCTCGTAGCCGACGCACAGCAGGTTGCCGGTCGTCGCATCCACCTGAATGTCCATTTCGTATGGCACGCGATCGAATACCCGCAGCCCCTTCACGTTGGTCATCACGAACCAAGCGAACTGGCTAGTCAGGAACTCGCTCACCACATAGCTCTCAGGCACCGCGCCCGAGGTGATGATCGCGCTCACATCGTTGTTCGCAGTGTTGGTGCGCAGTTCGGTTTTGAACAGACGCTCCGCAGCCCATGACAGGCCCACAGGCACCACGATCTTGCGCGCGCGCACCATAGCGAGCAGCCCAGCTTGGTCGGGCCACAAGCGAATAGTGTTCAGCGCACTTTCGACGCTCGCTTCGTTGAAGCCAAGCTGCGTGGTGAACGTGTTGGCATAGGTGCCGTTGTCGATCGGATGCGCCGTCGACAGCAACGCCACGCCATCCGCAACGATGCTGGAGTTGTATGTGGTCGCAGTGTTCAAGAGGTTGTGGACGTAGACCTCTTTGAACTGGCTGAAGGCTTCAGCCAAGCCCATGCTCGTCGGGCCGAACTGCTCTTTGTAGAGATTGTCATCCAGCAGTTCACGGGTCATCGCGAAGCCGAGACCCACGTTGATCATGTTGGCGACGTAGGTAAAGCGCTGGCCGGACGCGTTGTCGAAGGTGGTTGCCGCACCTTCGCCCTTCAGCTGCGGCAGGCCGATGTAGCGCATCTCGTCGATACGCTCCATTGCCATCTTCGACGTACTGACCGCCGCCCATTCCTTATAGCGCGTGGGCAGTTGTGGATACTTGCCCTCGATGTCCGCCAGACCAGGAAGTAGACCGTCGCGGAAACTTGCTCTGTTGATCGGCATTGCCCCCGCTCCCCGTTATGCCTGACCGACGCGAGTGCGCAGGTCGTGCGTGTTCATCACCACCGCGAGCCACTGGTTGTCGTTGGTCGCGACGTAACCAGGCGCGATGCAGGGGGCGTTGGCCGAGAATCCAGGGGTCAGACCGACGATGCCGACCAGACGGAACGGCAGCGTCGACGTGGTTGAGCCGCTGGCGGCATCGAGCGCGCAGACACTGAGCCCAGAGCCGGTGACGGGCGCGCCGGAGGTGCCGGTGTAGATATCGAAGTTCTTGCCGATCGAGGAAACGGTCAGCGCAGTGCCACGTCCTTGGACGTAGAACACCGCCTGCGGGTCGGCGATCACCTTGACCTCGACGATCGTGGCGGAGTTTAGCCCCGACGGTTGCAGCCACGCCGGCCGGTAGCGGCCCGACATAATGTTATTCGGGTCGAAATATTCGACGCCGAGAGCAATGCCATCGATCGAGGTGCCGCCGTTGGCGACGGTTTTCACGTAGCCGTCGGTCGACAGGTACACCGGATCGCCGAAAGCGACGTTGGAGGCGTAGTTGTAGGTGAGTTGCCGGTATTCCAGCGCGTAGTTCGGAGGACTGGACCCCCACTGACGCGTATGATGGAACCCGCTGGGTGCTAGGGTGTTAGCGGCCACGGGCGCGCCACTCCTTGCTTCGCAGCACCCCGGCCGGAGCACAGTTCTCCCGGCCGGGGACGCACGGTTTCAGGGATGGCTGGGACGCCCAGCTGCAGACCGACGACGGGCCGGCCTGGTCTCCTTGCCTGCGCTCTACGTCAGGACGTCCAACGGAGCGCGCGACAACGGCCCGGACGTTAGGCGCGAGTAATGGCCCGCGTCAATGTGCAGAAGCGCACAGCTGGGGCACGGCTCGATGCTTCGAGAAATCTACAAATCTGGAGCCGCGGGAAATATGTCAGGGTAAATTAGCCGTCGTTCACCAGAAGTTCGGCTTTTCCCGGGCAGCGGCTCCTGATAATGAAGCCATGCTGCCCGGCCGGTTCCTACCGGGTAGTGATAGCGAAACTTGGCCGGCGCTGACGTCGTGTGAAGCGAAGCCCCGAACGCCTTAGCGCCGGCCGCCCTTTTATGCCCATGTTTGCTACAAGACAAACGATACCTGCACGCGATAGAAGCGCGCATGTCAGATGACCTCATTCCGCTAACCGATCAGGGCCGCAACAACGCCGAGCTGGGCGAAACCGTGCGGCGCCTATCCGAACAGGCGACCTGGAAGGACAGCCGTACTGTCATTGTCAGCCCCTGCGGCACGTCCGTGCCAATGCGGACGGTAGCCGCCTGGACCTCGTTGCAGAGACCGCCCAACTCGGCCTGCGCGCGGCTGTTCACCCAGAATCTGGAGGTCGGCCAAGCTTACACCCAGATGGTCGAGGACATCCTGGGCAGTCCAACGCTACGTGATCTGCCGTTCATGTGCACCGCCGAGCACGACAACCTGCCACCGCCGCGCGGGCTAATCGATCTGATCGGCCAGCTGCACAACCACCCAGAGTTATCCGCAGTCTCCGGACTATACTTTCTCAAGAGCAGGGATGGATTTGCGCACATCTACGGCGAGCCAGGCCAGGACCATCTCCGCCCAATGCTGCCAGACCCGAACGGCGGACTGGTCGAATGCCGCGCCATTGCCATGGGGTTTGCCGTTTTCCGGCTCGATATGTTCCGTGACGACCGGCTACGGCGCCCATGGTTTCTCAGCGGACAGCACCCAGTCGGCACCCAAGACCTATATTTCTGGGACGACGCAGCAAGGTTCGGCTACCGCTGCGCGGTCGACTGCAGTGTCCGGGTTGGGCACTTAGATGTGGACAGCGGGATAGTTTGGTAATGATGATCCGCGTAACATGATCAGCGTTCTGCACGGTGACTGCCGCGATCTGCTGCCGACGATGGAGGCGGACACCTTCGACGCTATCGTAACTGATCCGCCCTACCATCTAAACAGCATTGTTAAGCGGTTTGGCAGTACCACTAGCGAAACGCCTGGAAAGGTAGTTGAACGAATTAACGCCCGAGCAGACGGCTATGCCCGTGTTGCTCGTGGCTTCATGGGTAAACAATGGGACGGTGGCGACGTAGCCTTCCGTCCCGAGACATGGGCCGAGGTGTTTCGTGTTCTTAAGCCCGGCGGCTATCTCGTAGCATGCGGTGGCACACGCACGTATCACCGCATGGTCTGCGCAATTGAGGACGCCGGTTTCATAATCCACCCAATGCTGGTCTGGGCCTTTGGGCAGGGATTCCCGAAAGCTACGAATTTGTCAAAAATGTTCGACCGAGTGGCTGGTGCTGAGCGGGAAGTTGTTGGGCAGCGTGATCGCTACCTAGACGGCAAAGTTCGGAAGAACTTGGGGCCAGCCAATAATTGGCATGGTGGTGCGACATTCAGCACGAATGGTGTTGCCGATATAACCGCCCCAGCCACGCCAGAGGCCCAGCAATGGGACGGCTGGTTCTACGGGGGTCAGGCGCTTAAGCCGAGCTTGGAGCCAATTTGCGTAGCACAGCGTCGGCCTGAGGGCCGTATGGTTGATAATGTGCGGAAGTATGGTACTGGGGCGATCAACATTGCGGCGTGTCGGGTTGCTGCGCCCGATGCCCCAGAGGAAGCACGAATCAGCCATGGCGCCGGTAGTCGCTATGTTGGTGTGCTGAACGGCGGCGCTGTCAGCGAAGCCGAGCCGCGCACAACCACCGCAAGCCAAGCCGGCCGTTGGCCGCCTAATTTATTGCACGACGGCAGCAAGGAACTGGAAGCGGCGTTCGCGGCGTTTGGGGAGAGGCCCGGCGCTGTTAGCAACGGGCGCAAAACTGGCGGCGACGAATATTTCAGCGGCAAAGGTCCGCAGCCGCAGACTCCCGGACGTGCCGACTCCGGTAGCGCATCCCGATTCTTCCAACGCTGCGAGTTCACGCCCGACGAATTGCGTATGTTCTACTCGCCTAAGGCTGGTGGCGCAGATCGTGCCGACAGCAAGCACCCCACAATCAAGCCTGTGTCGCTACTGCGCTGGTTGGTGCGGCTGATCACGCCGCCCGGCGGCCACATACTAGATCCATTCGCCGGCAGCGGCACGACCGCCGAGGCAGCCATGCTCGAAGGTTTCGGCTGCACGCTGATCGAGCGTGAGGCTGAGCATGTCGCTGACATTCAGCATCGCATAAAGCGCTGGCGTGGCGATGACATGCCGCTATTCACTGCCGAAGGCTTATGATTATATACGCGTGTCATGGCTTGACTAATGCCACACTTTCGCTGTATACACAATCGCCATGATAGATGATGACCTGACCGTCACCGAGCGGCTAACCGCGCGCATGACTGAGTTCGCTGCACTGTTCCGCCGCAAGCCAGAGATCGATGAGCAATCCTATGTGGCGGCGTCGGGTTCCTCGGGGGGTGCGTCGCCAGCAGCCGCCTGTAGCGCCTTAAGGATACGATGCAACTGGCGACACACTTCGTCCTGCTCCAATAGACTACGCCGGCCCGGCTGCTCCAGCCGATCAATCTCAGCGACGATCTGGTCGCGTAGCGCCTGACTGCCCCGCATGGCCGCGATCGCCCGCTCGCGCCGGTTGGCCACCCAATCCGCTATCAGCGCGTTAAGGCCAGGACTGCTACTGCCGGTCATTCAACCCATCATCCTTCGACCACATCGTCATTGGCCGCCACGGTGACCGGACTACGCTCGCGCCTGACACCACCACGGCGCCCGCCAAGATGCCGGGCCTCCAGGCCGAGCCGCGCGATCTGGCTCTCTAGCGGGTCCATCGCAGCGTGCCGGTCCAACGCCAACATCTGCTGATACCATTCAGTGGGTATTTGCATGAGCATCTGATCGCCACGGATGATCGGCGCGCTCGCTTCCTCTTTGGCGCGGCGCTGACCTACCAATTCAGGATGACGACCGGACGGCACCGGCTCCCAGCCGTTCAGTTCGGCCTGCACGATGGCCTCCGTCCACTCCATGCCGGCAACCTTCAGCACCTTCCACTCATAAGTATAGCCCGGCGGCTTTTTGCTCTCGTCGAGATCAAAGCGGCTAAGCGCATTGAATATCTTCTGTCGCTGGGGTAGCCGCTGCTCCTGCCGCTGCTGACCCAAGCGAACGTTGTTATCTGCCATTATATCCTCCCCGCTGCGCGCATCGCTTCTTTGTTCTTGAAGTAGTGCTCATAGCGCTCGGCCGGGTTTTGGATGTAGTTGATCGCCGTATTGGGATCACCGTACATCGCATCAGCGATCTCGCGCTCTGTGGCCGTCAGTTCGACCCGCCCCCTCCCGGCCGGCGCGGCTCCTGGTGCTGAGCGTCGCGTCGGCGCCAGGTCGGCAGACGGGCGGCGGGCCGGTGGCTCGTCTGCATCATAACCGTTACCGGATTGGCTCTGAGACGCCTGACGAGTCTCGCCCATGATCTCCTCGATGCGGCGGAGATATCCTTCTGAGCCACGCTCGTGATCCATGTTTGCTATCGAGGAGGCGCGAATGACGCGCTCGCGATAACTCGGGTCAGTACGAAACCGTGGCCGGCTCGCGACCCACTCGCGTTCGCTCGGCAGCAGCTGCGCGTCGATATCATCCGATGGACGCTGCTGCGGTGCAGCAAATTGCGGCTTGTTGCTCTCCAGATACGCCTTACGTTGCTGCCACTGCGTCTCTGCTGCGGCAGCACGCGTCAACATCACGTGAGCTTCGGCTGCCCTGGCGTGCTCGCCCTGCTCCATGGCGTTTTGATACGCCGCCTTAGCCGCGCCGATCGTGTCAGTCAGCGACGATAGCTGCGAATTAGCCGCAGCCAACTCAGCGTTGTAGCGCTGCTCCGCCTCACTGACGACGCGGATTTGTGCTTCATCGCGCTCTCGCTCAGCAGATCGAAAACGGCTCCGGTAGTCGTCGCGTTCGCGTTCCAGGCTGGTGTTGCGGCTGCGTGACTCAGCCAACATACGAGCCAGGTCCTCTTGAGTAACCTGACCGTCATCCACTGGCTCAGAGACGTTCTGAGCCGGAAGATCAGACATTTTTCACTCCCCTACCGGGACGCCCGGTGCGGTTACCAAATCGCGTCAAAGGTTTCGTCGGGCACGATTGCCTCGACGTAGATGTCCTGTACGAAGCGCGCACGTCGCCCTCCAGGCAGGTCGAACGGCGATGTGTTGTTGGTCTCAAACATCACCCAGTCGAACAGCTTAGGGAGCTTGTCGCCCCAATGGTGATTGTCATCGTCTTGGAACGCCAAAGGCCCCTTGGCCACAAGCAACCCAACGCGGCCTTGCCATTTATCCTCTCCCAACACGCCCGTCCGCACGTCCGGCACAATGATGCCACCAGCCGTGCGGGCGTCTTCTTTGTCCTTCTGCTTACCGCGCTCGTAGACCACCACCAGGATGCGAGCACCCATCGGCTGGAAACCATCGAGCAGGTCTTTAACGTCATCCCAGATGACGTCCTTGGGATTGTCCGTGTGTAGAACGCGAATAGGGGTGGGCATCAGGCGGCCTCTTGTGGCTGTGGCTTATCGAATTCTGCGATAACCCAATCGAACGCCGTAATGTAACCCCTAAGATAATGCAAAGCCTCCAGGTTGTTCGCCCGTAACAGCCCGGCATACGCGTCGGCTCTTTGCTGCTCGATCGCCCGTCGCACCTCCCGCAACTCATCAGTGCCGATGATATGCAGCGTCATGCGATACGCTTCCGCTTGGGCTTGAAGCCGCCCTCGCCATATTCCTCCATCTTCTCAAGGCGCCCCGGCCCCGAGCCAGCACCGCCCTCCATCTTAACTATCCCGCCACCCCGCGCCCGCATCATCCCCGGCGGCGCGGCCCCAGGCGGCAACATCGGCGGCCGTTGCAAAGCCGCGGGCGGGGGGCCAGCCATCGGCCCGCCCGGAGGCATCGGCCCCCCAGGCGGTAGTCCGGGCGGGCCAGCACCAGGGGGCATCCCACCCATCGGGCTAGCCCCAGGCGGCATACCGCCAGGAGGCGCCCCAGGCGCCATCGGCGGCCGCGGCGCTCCCATCATCGGTGGCCGAACAGGCATCGGCGGCGCACCGCCTCCACCCTGTGGAGCGACGATCACGTTGACCTTGGTATGACGCGGCCCGCGCGACTTGGCCTTGCCGCCGCGGGCGCGACCAACGTGGTGCTTGCCAGACTCACCATCGACCATACCGCCCGAGGCAAGCTTGGTTTTCGGCTCGCCTTTGTGCAGGTGGCTTTCGTGCTTGTGCACCGCCATCCCGCCGATGGCACCACCACGAGCAAATCCCGCGTTGCCGGTGCGCGAGATCAGCGAACTCGCCTTACCACGACGGTCGCTGCACTCAGATGCATAGGGATGTGCCATTACAACAAATCCTTCTCGACGTTGTTCTTCGTCTCACGCGGCGCGGGGGGCTCTTTGACTGGCATCTTCGGCGCGTGGTCCTTCACGTCGCTGACCTTTCCGTAGCCCGTCCGTCGCACCACTGCCTCCGCCTCAGATTGGCGCTTAGCGTGGCTATCGAGATATGGATGGGTCATTGGAGTTGCTGCCTCATCGCTGCATTCTGTTCGGTAAGCTGTTGCGCCGTGGCTTTCTCGGGCAACTGAGGCGGCAGGGACAGGCCACGTCCCGTCATCTGCATGCGCAGAAAGTAGTTCTCTTTCTGCAGCCGCCGCTCCTCGGTCTCTGACATCGCTAAATCCCCTCTCCGCCAAACGAGCGCCGCTGCCCGCCTTGGCCGCCGCCTTGCCCAGGGGGCAGCCGCTGCGCTGCCATCTGCTGGTCGTGCGCCATGCGGGTGTGCTCTAGCGCCTGGTTCGCCTGCATCTCCTGGGCATGCAGCTGGTGATCCATCTGCGCCTGCTGGACGTCGTGCACGTGCTGCCGCTCGGCGAGCTGCTGATCGTGCGCCAGCTTCAGCGTCTCGATCTGCATCTTCTGCGCGCCGAGGGCCATCTTGTTCTGCCGCTCCGCCGCATCGTTGGCCGCCTTACGTTGGCTATCGCGCTCACGCTGTTGCATGTCCGCCAGCTGCGACGCGGCCTTGCGCTGGCTGTCCTGGGTCTTCTGCTGGTTGGTCATCTCGGTCGTCTTGATCTTGGCTGCCGCCGCCGCCGCCCCGGGATCAGTCCCCGGTGCCTGTGGCGGCGGCTGTACCACGATCTTGTCGGCATCCGAGATACCGACCATCCGCATGATACGCTTCAAGATATCGTCCATATCGAGACGCGGCATGAACTGCGGCATCGAACTCAGGGTCGCGAGCGCAGTGGCCAGCATAGTGCGATGCACCTGGGATGGCACGTTGGGATCGGACGCCGGCACCAGGTTCAGATTGGCGAACTCGGACGCTGCCGCCCAGGCTCGCTTAGGGTTGTCCAGCACCTCAGGAAACGACTTTGGGTCCTCCATAAACAGCTCGCGGAGCATTACCAGCTCCTGCCGCATCGCTTCGTGCAAGCGCTTATGGATCGCGCTCATCACCATGGTCTTTTCTTCGAGCATGGCCATAATCGTACCAACTGGAGTGTTGGCCCGCCCTTCACCAACCTCCAACTGGGCCGCCGCGCCAACACGCTGTGCCGCTTGTTGGATCAGCTCGTAAAACTGGATAGCGACCGGGGATAGGTCCTTATACGGCAGCGCCATCACCGCATCGCGCAGGTTGGTGATAGTGGCCGGAACCGCGACGTCGACGAACTCGCCCGGCCCTGGATTTAGATCATTACGCTCGGTGCGAGCGTCCTTGATCTTCAGCCCGCCCGGAAACGTCGCGAACAGCATGCAATCGGTCAGCTGCCGCACGATACCGGTCAGTGTCGCGACGTTATTGCCCTGTAGGTGCAAAAAGCCATACGCCAGAAAGCCGAAGCCAGGTACCATTTGATAGTGAACGCAGCGGCGCTTACGGGCGAATTTTTTGTCACCCTGCTTCCAGAACCGCTCAATACGCAAAATCTCCCGGCTCGACCTTTCCAACGTCACCCGATAGGGCAACGGCAGGCCACGCTTGGCGCCCTTCTCACGCAGCCCATACATCGCTAGATCGAGGTCGGTCACCGTCGCATAGACCTCGAATGGCTGGTCCTGCGGGCGCTGCCCGTGCGGCGTGATGCCGGCTGTCTGGTCTAGCTTGGCCCTAGCCGGGTCGGTGGACGGCAATGGAATGCCCAGAGCGCAATCGCGCCACAACCCATAATGCTGCCGCCGCCGCATCTCCACGGGAGAAACGATGCTGCGCATAGTCCAGCGCGTGGCGGTCTCCAGGCTAGTCGCTTCCTCGGAGACAATCAGGTCCTCGACCCCCACCGTATCGACCCGGGGCCGGCGCCTGACCGGACAGTGGTAGCCGTAGCGAAACAGATTCCCGCTATAAAACAGCGAAAACAGCCCCCGATCGAGATCAGGGACGTATTCCGGCATTCCTTGAGTGAGAGCCAGGTTGAAGTCCTGTTCGAAGTCGGCGGCCAGCTGGTCATCGGCTTCCGCCGACCCTGCCACTTCCTGAACTTTAGCGGGGCCGCCAGCCGGCAGCAGCTCGCCACGCGCCTGTGCCTGCGCCTTGACCACCGACTCTAACATCGTCGTGTCTTTTAGCTGACTGACCTTGCGGCCGGTCGTCGCGGCCTTGCTGTCGCCAGAGTGGCCGGGCCACTCAGTACTCAAACCCAGCGCGTCGATGCCGGCGCGGTAGTTGTCGATGAACCCCTGCCGCGAGCGAATGTCGGTCTCGATGCCGTCGAGCAGATCGTGCGCGATCAGGGAAAGCGAGCCTTCCAGCTCCCGCCGCTCCGCCAGATTCTCGTCGAACCCCATATCGCGCGCGGGGGCGTCGTCCGGCGCAACCTCGCGCACCTTGACGCTACCGTCGTCCCCGACCTCGACGATCGTGGAGCCTGGTGGCGGCTTATCCTCCGGTATCCACCCCGACCATGGCTCGACAGGCTCCCGCGGCGGAGGAGCCTGCCGAATAGTGCCGTCAAAAGCATTGTCTAACGGTGGCATTTGCGGTGCGGATCATTACTGATCCGGCCGCGTCGGCGCAATCGCCACAGTATTTACGGCGTCGGTGCGGCCTTGGGCACCGCTGGGCCGAGGTTGATGGTCATCACTGAAGCCTGCTGTGTCGGATCGAGCGTAACCATGATATCCTCGGATACGCCTGTAATCGTTGACACGCCGGAGCCGAGATCGGCATCCGCCGAGACGGTGATGCGGGCCGGTCCGCCTGGAGCAACCGAGGCGACAACCGCACTCATGCCATCTGCGGCGGCGGTGACAGTAACGATAGTCGCGTCAGAAGTTGCCCATACCGGCACGCCATCGACCTGCGCAGGCTGACCGGCAGCGTTGGTGATGGCAAGCGTAGGATTGAACTGTTGGGCAGTCGTTAGATCAGCCATAGGTATGTTCCCTTTTCAGGATAGAAGCCCCTCATCCCGCAGGGGCGGCGGGTTTCGGCACTGGCTTGCCGAGGTCGATGGTCATCGCCGACGCTTCCTTCTGGAAAACGCCAAGCCCAGCCTCGATGTCGAACAGCTGGCCTTGCATTTCGGTATAGAGATCATCGGGCAGCGAGGCAGCAATCACTTCCGGATAGCCGTCATTCAGCAACGCGGCATGTGCCGAATTGCAGGCATCCATGGCATGAAGCTCGGCCTGGATGAGATCACGCCGATGCTTCAGGCGGTCACTTAGCTCAGTAACTTCCCGCTTCAACTCGGCAGTTATTGTATCGTTCTTCGTGTCATCAAGACCGCGGATTTGCGGCTGGATAAGCGCCAACGCCGCCTCCAACTCAGTGCGTCTGGCGGCATTGATGTCCTCGACCATCTCAGTCACCTTCCTCGTAAATACGCCGGATGTTTAGCCCACCCGCCTCGCAATTGATCAGCAAGTCCGGATCGCACTGCAGGTGGTGGATCACCTGATAAAGTAACGCCACCAGGCCCGTCTTGCCGACGTAAGTCTCGACCGTAACGTCACGTTCATCTACTTCCACAAATTCGACAACAAAGTCCATTACCACAGCTCCCGCATTGCCCGCGCCGGATCGGCCGTAAACCAACTCAGCACCGAATGCCGGGCGCCCCCATCGATCGGATAGACCTGGTGCTTGAACTCACGTCCCGAAGGAAACGCTAGCAGCATTCCAGGCGTCGGCACCATCTCGATGCCCAGCTCAGGAAAGGCGAACTCGCCACCTGTATAGTTATCATCGAGGTAAAGATTACAGGTGTGTGACCGCCACGGCGTATGGTTCGGGCTGCCGTCGTCGAGGCAGTTGTCGCAATGCGCCACGTGACTGTCGCCAGTATAGTTGCTGGTCAGCACGCAGTATTCCATTCGCACCCAGTCCGCAAAATGCTCGCGCAACAACGCAGTAGCCTGCGTCTGGAACTCGCGAATAATCGTCCGCCCCGCGGCCGGCATCTCCCATGCAGGTATCTCAACGCGATTCGCGGCTAAAGCACCGATGCGAAACTCCGCCGCCTGGCTCAACATATAGACCAAATCGACACACTTCTCCGGCGCGAGAAAGTTAGGGACTATCAGAATGCCGTTCATGGCCTATTCACCCACCAATCCACCAGCCAGACCACGACAAACACCACCGCGCCACACGCCACGGTCAGCAGAATCAGCGCACAAAGTTCGATCCAGGTCATACACCGTATTGCTCGGCGATCGTCAGCTGCCGTCCGTGCCACACCTTGCGCCGGGCTTCCTCGCGATCGACTTCCTCCGCCAGCCGGATTAGCCCTGAGCGCCGCAGATACCCGAGCGCCCCCGATACCGTATCGGTCAGGTCCTTCCACCGCCCCTTGGGAAACGCTGACGCCTCGGCGATCACCATCTCCGCCCATGTCGTGTCTGGCGCGTAGACCATGCCGTTCTCGAACAACACCGAAACCGCCCGTAGCCGCGCCACCTTGTCGCCGCGCACATCATCCAGCGCGATCGAGCACTCACCCGGCTCCATCAGGCGCAACAACTCCTGCTTGGCCCACTCGCCACCCGCCTTGTTCTCGATTACCACGACGTCCAACTGCCGCCGCCGCACGGTCTCCAGCATCTTCAGCGCCAGCCCGCGCAGGGTCGGGCGGTCGCGCCAGGCGCCAGTCATGGCGATCTTCGGCCGGTTCATGCTGTCGGCAAACACCCCCCAGGTGGTCATCGCGCACCAGGCGTTTTCCTTGTCATCCTGCGCAGAGAGCGCGGTATCGACGTAGCCGATCTGGTATTCCCACGCCGGCCACGCGGTCACGTAGGCCAGCCGGCCGTCCTCGCTCTTCGCCGGCCGCAGCCACTTCTCCTCTTCGTCATCCGGCGGCCAGCGCTGCCACCATTCGCTGCGTATGATACCGCCGCCACGTGGCGCCGGACGCTGCTGAAACTGCGCCGCCCAGGCGAACTCGCCCACCTGTTTCTGCTGCTTACCGCACCAGTCACTGTCAAACCGTACCGGCCATAGCGGCTCACCATCGTCGCGACGCCAGTCGGCGAACTTGTAACGGGTGCGCCCAAGCTCCTCACCCCAGGCGTTAATCCACCGCCCGCCGGACGCCGTCACGCAGCGCCGGTCAGCCTCGAACTCGCAGGGTAGGCAGAGGTGCACGATCTCGCCTCCCTCATTGTCCAACAAGAAACCCGCCAGGTCCGCCTCGCCCAGCCGCTGCATGATGATCACTTCGGCGCCCTGCGACGGGTCGTTCGATCGGGTGCGCCACACCTCATTGTAAGCTCTGACCTGGCTTTCGATTACCGCCTGGCTTTCCACCTGATCGGTCTTGTGCGGATCATCCACAATGCGAATCAGCCCACCCTTACCCAGGCTTTCGGGGATACCAGTGCTGATGCGCGAACCACCCGCCTCGGTGTCGTACTGCCCAGCATTATCGCGGTCGCCGCGGATGCGGCAGTGATCGCCCCAGCGATCCTGCCACCAGTTCGAGCCGATCAGACGGCGCGCAGTAACTGCATCCTCTTCGGCCTTCTTCGCGCCATAGCTCGCACACAGAAACCGCACCCCAGGCCCAACCAGCGGATTGTCTGGGTCGCGCTGCCGCGCCCAGGTCCAGGTCGGCCAGGCGATCGACACCGCACTCGTCTTACACATTCGCGGCGGGATGTTGATGATCAGCCGCCTAATTTCGCCGCGGCTGACCGCCTCCAGATGCTCGCAGATCGCCTCCAGATGCTTCGAGCCACAAAACTCCGCTGGATCGAATTGCGGCCAGGCGCGCTGCAGATACGTGTAAAGCGAGGCTTCGCATTCACGCCGATCGCGCTCCAGATCGGCCCACTCTAAAGCGTCGATGGTCACCATCGGCGGAAGACCGATGTTTTCCAAAAAGTCTGCTAGCTCAGGAATCATCCAGTTAGGTTCTTTGAGCCGTCTTTCTGCCAAACATCGACCGAGTAGATTTGCAGCGGGTTTTTGCCTCCCGTTCCTAGGATCAACCGTGAATGCTGAATATCGATCACCGACATCCACGGGCATTGCGATGTATTTGGTGTGCTACCCCCTTTGTAGATATCCCACGTGTAGGTGGCACCGACCTGCTGCCGATCGAAGAAATTCTTAATGTAGCCCTTCGTGTTATTCGTCGCCGGCACCCACAGCCAGCCGTATTTGTGTCGCTGGCCCATGTTCGTGCCGGCCGGCAGATTACATTTGACGTTGACCCCCATATTGGCGTCGTTGAAGTCCTGACCGCCATACCAGTGATGTACCGCCGCGGCATACATCAGGTTTGAGTGGTCCATAAACTCGGACGCATCATACTCCAGGTTCTGATTGTTGTTTAGCTGCGGCAGACCGTTATAACCGACGCTTTCAGCCGCATTCATCCACCACGCCGGCCAACCGGAATTGTCGTTTCCCCAGCCGGACGGCGGCGCATTCTCAATCAGCATGTCGACTTCAAAATACCCGCCGCCACCAAACGCGATGCCGGCAAAGCGACCATTGTCGCCGCCGTGATCGGTGCGCATGTGATCGTTGGCCGCATAGTTGCCATCGCCAGTAATGCGCACCCCGTAGCTGGTCTGCGTCACTCCCGAATGCGATATGAACCAGTTCTGCCCCAACGTCACCGCTGGGCCAAAGGTACGCGTGTTGTAACCGACCGCGGCGGCCATCGACGGCGCGCCACTCGGCGGTGGTGCCGGTGGTGGCGCGACACCGGTCGGATCAGGACACGCCACCCAGTCGTCATCGCTATCGACCGGCCCGTCCTTCGGCGCATTCCACCAGTTCTTGTGCGCATTCTGCTGATAACATAAGCCACCTTTGGCGTAGAGCCGTTCGACCAGCGCGCCAGTGACCTTGCCGTCGCAATCGATCTTATAGCTACCCGCCGCCCCGACTAAACGGAACGTCCGATGCCGGCTATCTACCAGCGTCCCCGACGGATTGGTCACCTGCGTGCCGTCCGGCGATGGTGTCGCCGGCGGCGGTGGAGATGGGGGAGGTGGTGGCGCACCGTCAGCCACCACAGTGCCACGCAACGTTTGTCCTGTGTTCAACGTGACGACGACGGTTCCAGTCAATGTTCCCGACATGAGTGTTCCCCTTATGGCGGCAGCGGTACGCCCACCCGAATGTTCGAGGCATCATTGCGCTGCCATACGGTGATTGTATATACAGTCAGCGCATTACCAGCGTTCGCCCCTATCAGCAGACGGCAATGCTGTAGATCGAAAATCGAAAACGGCGGACATCCGGCTTGTCCCGGCACCGTGCCGCCGCCATAGCGGTCCCAGGTATGCGTTCTCCCCACCTCGACGTTGTCATAGAACAGCTTGGAATAGCCCTGAGTCGTCGCCGTCGCCGGCACCCACAACAGGCCGTACTTATGGCGCGCTCCAAATGTATTACTCCCTGGATTAGGCACCGTAAGATTACCGTTCGGGAAACCGGCGGTCAGATCACTATAGTTGCCACCAGTGTACCAGTGGATAGGTCCGGTCGAAAACACGCTGTTCGACACCACCAGAAACTCAGCCATGTCGTATTCAAGATTCTGATTATTGGACAAGCTGGCGAGATTGTTATAGCCGACACTCTCCGCAGCATTCAGCCACCACGCTGGCCAACCAGGTCCGCCCTTACCAGACTCCGGCGGTGGATTGGCCATTGAAAAGTCAGCCTCAAAATACGCCCCGCCACCAAACGCCACGCCGCCGATATTACCATTCGGCAACATATGATCACTCGCGATGTTCTCGTTGAAGTGATACACGTCCTGCGACAAGAATACTGAACCATCGCTGTTTTGACTCGCCGTCTGCTGCGACACGAACCAATTAGTACCCAATGTGATAGCCGGCCCATGTGTGCGCATGGTGTAGCCCACCGCAACCGCCTGCGGCGGTGCGCCACTCGACGGCGGGGGTGGCGGAGGCGTGGGCGGCGGTGCTGTCCCCAGATTCCCAGTCAAGATGACCACAGTTTCCGACGGCACTGAGATCGTCGCGAGCGAGGTCTGATTGCTGTTCGCCGGCACCGGTGAAGTAGGCGCGCCCGACGACGATTTACCAATCTCCCAGCGCGCCACCGTGCCAGAGAACCCCACACCACTTTGCGCCAGATTGACCGTGCGATTGGTCGTCAGATTGTAGTTCACCAGCATGATCGCGCCAGTGTTCGTCGTCGGCTTCACCGCCACGATCGCCATGTCGGGGAACGTCGTCGACGACGTAAACTCAGGCCCAAACACCGACTGGCCGGCCTTGCCAAGCACATAACCAAACGCACTGACCGCACTATTCGAGCCGCCCTGCGCAGGATTACCGACCGCCCCGATCACCCCCATGTTGTTGATGTTCTCAAGCGCCCCCACCTCGAACCCGGTGGTACCCTTAAAACATCCGAGCAAATACAAAGCGGCAAACACCCCGCCCATGTAATGCCCAGTCTCATTGGCGAACTCGCTCATATTCCAGTCGATGACACCCAGCGGAACGTTCGCCAACGGCGTCCCCACCAAAGCGTTGCGCTGCGTTGCCGACTTGCCAGAGTTGTAACCCTTCGGACCATAAGCAGTGGTCAAACTGTCGGCTATCGGCACGCCGACCGGCCCGTTAACCGGATTAACCGGAAAGTCCATCCACGGCACGCCGACATTAGGTGCCCGACCCGATCCAACCGCAGACGCGAAAGAGCTGTTAGCACCGAACCCCGGATTCCACTGCGCCGGTCCCCAAATCCGATAATTCGGATTGACCGCCTTGAGCGCATCGAAAATCGTATTGAAATAAGTATTGACCGTGCCCTGCGACTGGCCCTCGCCATTACCGAGGCCACCGTCATCCATCCAGATCGAACCGATGGCAAAGTCCATAAACATCGCGCCGTAGCCATTATTATTCAGCCACGTCGCAAGGGTAGCGGCGCGTGATGCCAGCGTGCTCGCACTGCCGTCACCGATCTTATTGGCCACCCCCATGATTCCACGCACGCCAGGCTGCGAGAACCCGGCAATGAACGGCACCAGGTTGTTGATGTCGGTCATATCCCCAGCCGCAACCTTACGATCAAGCGCCCAATCTGAGTTGATCGAGATCAACGCCGGCTTAAGGAAGTTGTTTACCGTGGTGCGGAAAGTCGCGTTGGCAAAGTTCTGGCCAAAGATCGACGAACGAAAACCCCAGATCGTCTTTTGCAGCGTCTTGCCCGTACCCGTCGACCAGTCAACCGAGGCGTTCGCCCCAGGCGGCGGCGGGGGTGGGGTCGGAGGCGGCCCTGCCGGTGGGGGCGATGGCGGCGGTGGGGCAGGCCCCGTTCCGACAAAAAACACGTTCGAGGTCGCAGTAATCGCTGTGCGTGCCGCATCACGCACACTCACCACATACTGCCCCGCCGCCTGCGGTGGAGGCGGAGCAGGTGGAGGCGGCACCGGTACCGGCGGAGGCGGCGTCGGCGGAGGCGGCGTCGGTGGAGGCGGTGTCGGTGGTGGAGGTGTCGGTGGCGGCGGAGGCGAGCCGGGCGTAAACGGCAGCACCGTATCAACGGTGCACTTATACAGATGCGCGTAGGCCGGCAAGCTAGACGGATTGGCGTTCGAGCTAAGCGGTCCATACCCCGTCTGACACGCCGTCTTGTGATAAAATGGCCCCGCCCCCTGGAATTCACCACCAGGATTAGGAAAATCAACCACCAACGCTCGGTCGCGATAAAACTGCACACGCGACGACGTCCAATTTACTCCCAACGTATGAATCTGTCGCGCATCATATCCGTCGTTCGACGTGATCTCGAAAGTCGCGCCGTTACCGGTGCACCCCTGCAGAGTGTGCTGCACCCCGGAACTGTCGGTCCAAATATAAAATAGAAATGCTTGCCACGATCGTCCTGCCGTCGGCGTCGTCAGTATCTGCACTTCCCAGATCAGCCCAGGCACCCGGTCGACCGCGACGGTAAACTCCCAATAGCCGTACTGCTGGGTAAAATTGCTCGGCGCGTTGAAGGTATCGATCAGACCCGACAGGAATTGCCGACCAGTGCCGCCATCGTCGGCACCCGCCGGCTTATTGATCAGCGCAAGATCGAGATGTCCGGGATAGGTGTAAATCTGATCGACGTAAGGCGACTGCGTGGTCCACCACGCGTTGCCACCGTCGTCATAGCTCTCACGGTTCCAAAGAGTGGAATTGAACGAAGTAAAATTGTCGATGAAAGTCTGTGCCATGTGCTGTCCTAAGTCGGCATTAGGTGTGGCTCACGGCGGCAGCGCCACGCCAACGCGGATGTTCCTGCTGTCGTCCCGCTGCCATACAGAGAAGGAATGCAGAGTAAAGGCATTTACGTTGGAGGTCCCCCACATAATTCGGCAGTGCTGCAGATCGATAATCGATCCAGGAGAGTTGTTCGCCTGACCCGGCGTGCTGCCGCC